ATCCTATCTCGTATCTCAGCGGCTATCTCATATTCCTCATTCTTGATAGCTTCTTCCATCATCTTCTCAAGATCCTCAACAGATACAAATCTTTCTGGTTTAGATTCAAATTCATCTTCCTCATCAACATCCTCAAAATCATACTCTTCCCCATCAGCACCTTCTTCACTTGATATAACTATACCAGCGGTGTCCATTATCTCACCCTTTACAAAAATAGGACATTTATAAATAACTGATAAAGCCATAGCATCACCAGCAGTACACTCAATTTCAACATCATCAATACCATTTGATGTAACAAGTTTTGTATAGAACACACCCTCTAATAAAGAATGTATATAAACTTCTTGTATATCGATACCGAATGAATCACTTAGTGATTTAATCAGGTCATGTGTTAATGGTCTTGGTGATTTAATACCCTCTAACTCAAGAGCTATTCTTTGTGCTTCAAGTGGTTTAATTATCAACGGTAATTTCTTACTACCATTTTTATCAGAAAGTACCAAAACATAAGACCCAACTTGACTTTGACTATATGATAATCCTAATATTTTTAATTCTCTTCTTTTCATCTATTTTAATAGTTTATTTATTTTAAAATGTCTTTCATATTCACTACTACAAGCTTCATGTTTGATTATACTCTTAAATAGATAATCATTTGAGTTAAACTCAGTAAAGCTAATATCAGGTACATCAGATGTATAATCTGCAATTATAAATTTATATGTATTTTTTGATTTTTGTTTTTCAAAATCAGAAAGTTCTTTTACTAAATAGCATATTTTTCTTTCTTTAATATCAATAAAGAATCGGACTAAATCATCAGATTCAAATAAATTTAAACCATGTTTTAGTCCGATTCCATTTGAGTAGCATTGACCAAAGATGTAGTAGTATTCAAGCCAACCCAACTTCATTAATAGATATTTATTTATTTCAAATCTCATTAATCTTTTAATAAAAGATCGGCGGCCGAAGTTGCGGCGAATGCTTGCGGTTTAGCCCAAGTTCTGAAACCTAAACCTCTCAACCAAGGGCTATATGCTTTATAAGCAGCATATGATTTATTCTTACGAACACCCTTTTCATCTATATTACCTTCAAATGGATTGAAGTCAACATGTAAATCAACTAACCTAGGTTCTAACTTATCAAGTGGTGTTAGTATAAGATTTCTCATAACCGCATCCTCTTGATGCGTCTCAACATTAGTATATTCACCAGAACATTTTAACAAGTGATACTTATATCTCTTTATCTCATTATCTGTTAAATCTTTCCTAACGTAGAATTCTGATAATTCCTTATCAAGGTAAGTACCAACATCATGTAACCACTGAGCTTCTCTGTATAGTCTATCTTGATTATCTCTAATCTTAGTACAAGATTCTCTAAAGAAAACAACATGTGCTCCCTTTTTAATATCTGAGTTATAAAGCATTATAGTATTAGCATAGACAGTCTTTCTACGCTTTTGTATAGAATCACACCCAACTGTTATAGTTGCTGTTGGATCATTTTCAATAAATTCCTTGATATATTCAATTATATCTGGAATATGGTCTCCTCCGAATTTCTTAAATCTGTTTTTAAACATTTTCTTCATTTTTAATTTTTTTTACTTGTAGTATTGACTGTCGAACTATCTCTGGAGGAAAAACAACAAATGTCCCATCTTCACACGTTAACTCAAACCCAGTTCCAACATAAAAACTTTTGGACATCTGTAATAAGTTTTTGTATTGCTCTTCGTTAAGTGTTGATTTCTTACCAACAAACTCACCAAAGTGGTTCTTTAAAACTATTTGTACTTCGACTTTTTCTTCATCACTCATACCATTATATATCATTTTATTTTTCGTTTGTTTTAAACAAAAAAAGGGGATATCTAAGATACCCCCTGTTCTGAATCTTATTTCTAAGATTACTTACTACCCGGTTTGTTGATTTTCTTAATGGTTCTCAACAATTCTTCGAACTCTAAAAGGAAGTTCTTTAATTTCGGATTTGTAACATCAGCTACATTATCCAAAATGTAAAGTAAGTAAGCCGTCTTTTCATCATCACCAACATTCTCAAGGAACTTAACAATGTTTTTAAGTTGTTTAGGACTTAACTTAGTGATTTCAATCTCTTTCAATGCTTGAATCAATTCAGAGTTTTTATCACGGTTGTACTTAGCCAAGTCTTTCTTAATACCATCATAGTTGTTAAGAACATCTTGAATGGAGATATTTAACATATCTTCACAGTACTGTACAAACTTCATAGAAGAGTTACCAAGGTAACCAGTTGCCACTTCTTTCACTAATGGAAGGAAGTCTCTAGGAGAAGCATCTTCACCAAAGTTGGTGATGATGAACTCAGACAACATCGTCCAAGAACGTGGGGTAGCGTATGCTTTAGCGTTGTCGCTAGTTTTATACATTTGCTCAGGGTGTGCTTTGATGAATGACGTAATTAAACGGTGAACATTCTCGTCAGCAAAGTTCTCAATCCACTCGTCAACACCAAGTACGTGATTAATGTGTACTAAACGGTTGTTAAGTGCCGCATCGAACTCTTCAACATCAGTCCCATCTTCGTCTCCAAGGTTACCGGAAGACATCATAAGAACATTATCATTGAAATTGAACTCAGTACCAATCTGACGTTCAAGTAAGATTTGTAAAGCCGCATTTCTAACTTGTTGAGATGCTCTGTTCAACTCTTCAAAGTGAATGATTGTTGGTTGTTTGTTCGCCTCAAGAGCCCAACGTGGAACAACGAAATCCAAACATTTTACTTTTTTACCATCAACCTCAATCTCTGAGACATCTGGATAAAGTCCTACATCAGTTTCATCAACCATTGATAATCTGATATCCATATAACGGAAACCAAGTTTATCACAAATCGAACGACCAATTGCAGACTTAGCAACTCCTGGTTTAGAAGTGATGTTAAGAACACCATACTTCGCCCACATAACAGAGAAATACTTTCTTTCTTTTGGTGTTAAAAGAGATAGTTTCTCTTGTAATTCAGGACTTACCTGTTTTGATACTTTTTCTGACATATTTTTTACTTTTTGTTTAATTATTTTGTTTTACAAATATAATGATTATTAATTTACTTTACCAAATTTATTTTGAATTATTTCTTAAAAACTTACCTAAGTCTGTATCGTTAGGCATTTCAAAATTGTGCTCCCTAATGGATTCGAACCATTGACCTACGCGTTATGAGCGCGCCGCTCTAACCAACTGAGCTAAGAGAGCTTTTCTCTTTTTATTTATAAAGAGAGTGTTATATACTAACACTCTCTCATTGTTTTTTATTATCCTTTAATAATTTCTACGTTTTTCAAAGCGATTACTGGTCTAACACTCTCCATTACTTCACTAACGTCTCCATAAGTTTTGAAGTTATCGATAGTTCCCTTAGCCACAGAGAATTTAGTAGTTGCTTTGATAATTTTTTCTTTATCTTTTTCTGCAATTTCCTCAGACTCTTGGATTAATCTTGAAAGTACTTCTCCATATTTCTCAATCATTACTGAATCGAAAGAGAAAGTAGTATCTTCTGTAACGATATCTTCTCCATAAATTTCTTGTAATTCTTCTGATCTTTCTTCATTGATAGTAATATACTTATCAGTAGGAACGAACATCAATTGTGCTACATCATCAACATCATTGATTTGTTCTAACATAACAGATCCTGGATTCTTACCAGTCTCAGCGTAAAGTTCAGCCCATTTTTCTTTACCAAGGTCTTTAAGTTCATCAGAAATCATATCTGCTTTCGCCTTAGATGATTTCATAGTATCTTGAAGTTGTTCAAGTTTTGTAACTTTATCAAAGAAAGTTTTATCCTCAATAGAGATTCTTACTTTCTCATCTTTAGCCTTAGTTGTTTTAGGTGCCATTTTCTTTGCTTTTGCGAATAAATTTGCCATAGTTCTTTTTGTTTTTATGTAGTGATTAATAATTTAATTTCTTTCTTGTCTTACAAATATACGGAACATTATCTCTTTTACCAAACATTTTCGAAAGTTTTTTATTTTTATTTTTATTTTTCGTGATGTTTTTACCCTTACTTGTCTTACAAATATACGGATTCATTTCTAACCAAAAAGAAATGCACTTTTCATTAACCTACCAGATTGCTTTGTTCTATTGTGATAGAATTTCAATATGGATTCATTAAATCCTTCTTGTATTAATTTTTCGTCTATTTTCATTAATCACAAATATATGGATTAATATATACTTTATACAAAATAAAATAATTTTTATGAAAAAATTTAGTAAAATAAACGAATCATCAGATGATACAAAGGATATTGAAATAACAATAGTTCTTAAAATGTCTAAGAAAACTGCTGATAATCTAGAAGGATACTATGATTGTAATAGTCCAGAATCAGCAATAACAGGATATTTACAAGAATTACACGAACTTGATGGTGTTGATATAGATATAAAGGTTTCTAAATAATGGATAAAATAATACCATATAAATTATTTGAAAGTTTGGTTGATCAAAAAATACAAATACTTAAAGACCTTACAATAGATCTACAAGATTTAGGATTGGTAATAGAGATATGGAAAGAAGGTAAAATGATACACCTATTAATAGAGGATAAAGATGATGTTTTAGTAGATGATAATTATGAGGGTAATTATTATGAGGATGATGATAACCTTTATAATAGGGAAGAAATATCAGAATTTGATGAAACATTAAAATCTTATGGTATGAATTACCGAAGTAAAAAAGGTGGTGGTGATAAAATTTGGTATGAATTTGATAAGTGGTCTAAAATGACAAAATCTCCTTTATTGAAATAATATATCTATTGCTTTATCAACAACATTTCTATCTAGTCCTTTTTTATGATCAACCTCAATAACACGTTTATCACCTAAAACAGATATTATATCTCCTACTTGATCGTCAATTACCACATAATCAGTAACTCCCTTTAATTCTATCCACTCTAATATCTCTTCACCTCTACTAACACCGATATCAGTCTTACCAACAACATCACCGTGAAAACCTTCACTTCTAAGAATTATTTTTAATTGAGTTAGAGTAAGACCCAATCTCCAATTGGATGTTATTACCACTTTTGATCTAGTATATGATACTATTTCATTTAGATTTCTAATAGCTTCACTACTAAGTCTCCTATCAGTATATTTTGTAGGCACAGGTTCTTTTAGAATACTTGACCATTCTAAATCACTTTTTAGTGTTCTTAAAACACCATCGATATCTAGGAATATTATACTGAAAATTTCTTGTTTTTACAAATATAGTAAAAAATTATAAATCTATGGATACTTTTTCACCATCATCAAAATAATAATAATTACCATCATGAATATAGATGGACTTATCCATAAATTAAAATTATCTATATCTCTATCTCTATACATATTAAAGTAGAACCAACCTGGATCGCTATAACCCTTTAGATATGGCACAGCTTCTATACCCCAACTTTCAGAAAAAACATCAAATCCATTGTTGTGTTTCGTTTCGAATGATAACCAATGGTTTAATTTATCTAAATGTATAGCCACATTCGATCCATATATTTCAACATCACCAAACCTACTCATATCTGGAGCTTCCTTAAAGTACAACAAATCAAAATCTCGTGTGTGTACACCCAAATATCCAATTTCAACATGAACCGGGTTTAGATATTGAACAATTCTCTCATGACATTCTTTTATAACAGTAGCCATTTCTTGGTCTATAAATCCATCAAATCCTTTATAAACACCTCTCTTAATATTTGACCGACCACTACTACTATCAGTCATTCTAATTTTAATACACTTAACTCCAAAACACCAAGAGTCGGATATTTCTATACCCAAACCAAGTTTTTGTGATGAAAGCATTAATAAGTGTTTAACTCTATCAAATTTCACAAAACCATACTCATCGAAAAATTCTTGGAAATATCTTCCAAATTATGATGCTCATCAGTTTGTGTCTCGAAAATTTTATAATTTTTTAAATGTCTCATCTTAAGCTATTAAGTACTAGTAGTGTATTGTATATTTCTACTACTCTAACTTTTAAGACACCCATTTGACTTTGGTGGTATGGTCTACCTTTTTTATTAATAAGAGCAGTTACATAAAGAAATTCACCTCTCTTAACTTGCTTATCACCCAATTCAGCATTGATTATGATAGCTTCATTTGTTGGTTTGTTAGCAGATACATCAATTATATTACAAATCTCCCACTCACCATCTAATATAGTATTTTTAACCTCATCAGATACTTGATCGTTCAACTCGGTTATATCATTTGATAAATCACTCTCTTTATCTTTATTGAATTCTATCGAAGCTTCTTTATCTGTTATATCTGTGAATTTTTTCATATACTATATATTAGTTTATCCAACTCGATTATTTGTTTATGAACATCATCACCCTCATTATTACTAATAACATAATCAGATATACTTTCTTTATTTGGAATCTGGTCTTTCATTCTTTGTCTATATTCATCTTTACCAAACCCACTCCTATCAAAAGTTCTCTTCATCCTCAAATCTTCATCAGTATGAACATAAATAACTTTATCCACAAGTTTATCTAAATCGGTCTCATAAAGTATAGCTGATTCAATCAGTGTATATGGTTTATTAGAATTTTCTAAACAGAATTTATTGTACTTTTCAAATACATATGGGTGTACCAATTCATTCAACTTTTTAAGTTTATGTTCAGAACCACTAACAAATACTATACTTCTAATCAAGGAAGTTATCATAATACCATTAGAATCGTATACCTCCCCCAAACTCCTTTCTAATATCAGATTTTAAATCTTCATCAGTGTTTATTATTGATCTAGCAACATCATCGGTATAAAAAATAGGAACACCCAATTGTCCAAATAGTTTTGAACAAAATGTCTTTCCACTTCCCATTGGCCCTGTCAATCCTATTTTTATCATTTTTATCATTTTAATATTTCCATTTATACCCAAATGCTGTTTTTCTATCACCTCGAGCACATCTCGAAATCCCACTAGAATTTACTTTCTTACCCAGTGAGAGTGTTGATATTTTAACACTTTCCCATGTTTTTATAAAAACATCATCTCTTGTATATTGATTAACACTTTTTTTATTCCAAGCATCATTACCCTTCTTAAATCTACTTTCCTCACCATTTAACCTAGATCTATTATCATTTGAATTTTCAACAAATTTACGAATATCCACAATTGACATTATTCTATACCTATCTTCATATATCCAAATATACCCACCCGCTTTTTTCGTAACACCCTTTAAAACACTACTTATATTATGCTTTCCTATATACCCAGCAGCTTTTATAGTTGATTCGAATGTTTTGTGATAGGAACCATCACACATTAGACAAACGATTCTTTTAGACCCATTACCTGGTTTAAAACTTGTTTGATTACCAGAATCAGAACCCTCTCCACCCATTGACGTATTAAACAAATTACATCCTAATTTTCTGAATTTGGATATGTAGAATTTTTCTTTATCTTTCCAATCACACATTAATACCTCATCAATTATTGATAATATTGGTTTTAATTTTATGAATTTAAGATCATTTATCCATTTATTCTTATCATGGTTGTTACCAGCCATTTGTATATGTTTTGAAAATCTAGTCTTTGGGTTATTTGATTTACCAACATACATAACATCTCCCGATATTGGACATGATAAAGAATATATAAATGTAGAATTTTAAGATGATAGCATCGTGATACCCAGTCATATTAATTCCAAGTACAGGTCCTATTTTTGACATAGAAGATGATATTAAACCACCATCTCTAGGTGACACACCAATAAAATCTATTTTTTCTTGAAAACTTACATCACGGAAATAATGCGGCGGTCTCAGCTAACTTTTGTAGTAGTGGTAAGAAATATAATTGTATCAACATTTTAGTATCAAATACTTCATTCTCTATTTTATTACCATATCTACCACTCAACATAGCCATATCAAATGCTGCATTTTGTGCAATTAATAAACAAGGTTCGTAATCAGATATAAATTCGAAAAAATCATTTACAACCATTTCCTCATCTTTATATTTATACCCACCACTACCATAGTGGTTAAAGCCTAAAACCCACTTAGTTTTATCCCCCTCATCATTATATTTGGATTTAGTATCTGATGTTAATTTTATTTTCTCATCAAACTGTGCTAATTCTTTAAAGGTGTTATTACCAAAGTCACACTCTGTTACTAAACAAGAAACTTGTGTCAATTGTTCTTTCTTTGGGCCATTTAAACCAGTAGTTTCCGTATCCAAAAATATAAATGGTTTGGTAATCTTGGATTTCAACCAACTTAACATTTCTGGTATTGTTTTATACCACATTTTATTCTCGTTTAATTGATTATATCCTATTATATGTTTCATATTATGTATATATTAAATAAAAAAAGTTCTTTTTATTTTGGTCAGAAACAGAAAGACACTTTATTTATATATAGATAAAAAAGTTTTATGAATTGTGGAAAATGTGATGTTGATATATCATTTTTATCAAAAAGGTGCAAATATTGCGAAGGTTGTTCTAAATTAGCTATCAAGGAGTCTTATAAAAAATACAGAAATAAAAAAGATATTAAATCCAAAAAGAAAGAGTATGCTAAAGAACATTATTTAGTAAATAAAGATAGGTTGAAACCAATACGTAAAAAGTGGAGAGATGATAATAAAGAAAAAGAAAAAGAGTATAATAGAACAAGATATGAAGATGTAGATAAAGAAAGATTATCAAATTATTATAAAGATAACAAAGAGGAAATAAATAAGAAAAAGAAAGAGTATAGAAAAACAGAAGAGGGTAAAAAGTGGTTAAATGAATATAAAATAAAAAATGCTCATAAACAAAGATACAGAGACTCATTAAAATCTGTTATCAGAAGACTTAATAGGAATAAGAATGATTATACTAATAATTTATTGGGATATAGTGATTTAGAATTCAAGTTATATATTGAAATGCAATTTATTGGTGATATGTCCTGGGAAAATAGAAAATCATTTGAGATTGATCATATTATACCAATAGTTGCTTTTGTTGATAACACACCATTAAAAATAGTAAGTGCTTTAGATAACCTTAGACCAATGTATCCATTTGAAAATATTAAAAAATATACATCAATTGATTATGATTGTGTTGATGTATATGAAAAGTATATTGATTATCTAACTGATGATTATAAAATTAAAATATTAGACTATAAATCAAATTTGAATTCTTTACCAACAGAATTAGAGTAAGTTATTTTATTTATGTTCTTAACTGTATATTTATAGTCTTTTTTAATGTATTTTTTACCCATACCTTTTTTAACATAAGCAATTGTTAAATGTGGTTTATAATCAGGAAATTCATTAGAGTTTGGTAATTCTGATAGTTTATCAAATAGATGTTGTAGTGAACCCTTAGGGTTTACATTAAATTTAACAACATCAAATTTATCATTTTCAAATACATTAAAACCATTAACCTCAACTGATATTTCATCATCAAAGGAGTCAAATACAGACTTAACTTCTTCATTTGATACTTCCTTATGTAAACCATATAAAAGTGTAAGGTGTGGTCTGTGTTGAACACCATACGTTGAATCACCATCTCCCTCATATACATCCTCTGGATCAATCCAAGATGTTATCTCTTCCCAGTTATTAACTGGTACATCAATCATAACACATCCGTATTTATATCCATTAATTGACTCCTTTATAAATTCTTTATATTTCTTTAACATAGTTATATATATTTCTTTTCTATGATGAAAAAACAAAAAAGATTCCTTATATTTGTTAGAAGTCAAACAAAAAAGGAGAAATTATGGAAGAAAGATATTCAATGAGAGAGGTTATGAAGAATAAATTTGGTGAAGCTGAAAAGAACACCAAAACCGCAATGGCTAAGAAAAGAGCTACTAAGAAAGCTTCTAAATCTAAGTCTAATAGTAAGTACATAACTAAAGTAGTTGATGGTGTTAAATATATGGTATTAAGATAATGGGAAGTTTCTACACAACCTGCTCAATCACTACATCTATGCTCAGGGCAGCGGATCTTAGCGTCATACCAGTTTAGTGCCGAAGTTGAAATTTCAGCACTGATTTATTCAATACGCAGTACTAAAAATAAAAAACAATTAGTAAATAAGGTGGGTACGGTTATAGATAAAAGGAGAAGACTAAAAAATGACGTGTTAATGGAGTTGCTAAATTTTTAATTCGTCATAATCAATACTTTATACCAATACTCAATACTAAAAAACAAGCATATGGAATTCGATTTACCAAAAGGAAGAACAAGAAATAGTTAATGAACACTTAGCAAAAAAGAGGGATAAGAAAATTAATACAATTTTAAGTTAAATGTTTACAAAAAATAGTATAAATAAAGGTTATATTTTAGTATATTTGAATTATAGAAGAAGTCCAAATATGGGTATTTCTGGATCAGATATACTAACCATAAATGATTTTGAGGTTGTTGATGGTAGAACACACAATGATGAAAACACTATAAATATTCAACCAATTACGGGTAAATTTATACCATTTACAGTAACAGAGACTTATTATAAAGATGTTATATTATATGTATCATCAATTGAGAGAAATAATAAAATAGATAAAATAATAAAATAAATATATGAGAAAAGGAGAAGTTTACAAATTAGTGATCGATATGCAAGTAAAAAGTTTCTAGACTCGTTAATTGTTAATTGATTATCATAACAATTGAAATCACCACCAACATTACCAATTCAGATAAACCTTTATCACTTAAACCAACATTACCATCAACATCAATGATCCACCTTCATTTATTTGATCCATATTACTTGAACTTTCGAATATTTTATATTTCTTAATATATTTCATGACTTTTAAATACTTTTATATCCTTTAACTTTATTAATAGGTTCTTTATTAATAGATTCTAAAAAGTCATTTAATCTAATAATTATTATTTGGTCATTAATTATCATATCATAATCATTGAATAATTCAACTTTTGAATAATCCTTAAATAATTTCCACAATTCATAAACTGGATTACCATCACAATAGAAACCACCACCTACACTTTTAGGACTTCCCTCTAGACTAACCAATTGATTATCATCACAATAGAAACCACCACCTACACTTTTAGGACTTCCTTCTAGACTCGTTAATTTATTTCCACTACAATAGAAACCACCACCTACACTTTTAGGACTTCCTTCTAGACTCGTTAATTTATTTCTACTACAATTAAAATTACCACCTACACTTTTAGGACTTCCTTCTAGACTCGTTAATTTATTTCCACTACAATTAAAATTACCACCTACACTTTTAGGACTTCCTTCTAGACTCGTTAATTTATTTCCACTACAATTAAAATTACCACCTACATTACCAAATTTAATTGGCAATTCAGATAATACTACTCTATCATTTAAATTAACATTACCCTCAACATCAATAGATCCATCCTCATTTATGGTATAATTTTCTATACCATATTTATTACAGATTTCATCTATATTACTTGAACTTTCGAATATTTTATATTTCTTAATATATTTCATGACTATGTTTATATATTAAAAAACTTGATGTAAAATTCCACAGATTGTTTGAGTAAACCAATGTTATGATTATATAATCAGTGCACCGATTGGTATTTTAAATACGGGTTTATTGAATGGTTCAATCCAATTTGGGGTTTTTTCTTTTTATCTTCTAGATGGTTATTATTACCGGTTATTAATTTAAGTTATAATCAAACATTGATATATCATCAAATCCATCATCTTCATCATCTTCATCAGTATCGAAGTCAAAACCCATGTTTACCAAATAACCCATAACTTCATCAGTTAATTTAAGGTTACCTTTTCTTTCCTCCATATAGTTATCAAACATACTTGTTGTAAAGAAACCCTTCTCAGATTTTATCTCTTTTAATCTAGGTAATAAGTCTTTAGCAATATCTTCTGCTAAATGTGTTCCATGTGATTCAAATGTCTTTAAATATTTCATTTTCCTATTATTTCATTTTCTAGATAAAAACCCTCGTATTCATTAATTTCTGATTATGAGCAACAATAAAATTATCTTTTGGTTTTTGCTCCAATACATAAATTAAATCTTCTATGGTCATAGTTTCGTTATAACCAGCCATTTCATTAAATTTCTTATAATTCTTCAATATTTTCATCCTTATGTGTTAATTTTGATCCAATTAGTTTTACTAATAATTGTTTTTGTTCTTCTAATTTATTTATCAATCCCCTTACTTTACCCAATAAAGGTTGTATGCTTTTTAAATCTTCATCTGTTAATAAATAAACTTCACCATAATGATTCGCTTTCCATTTAAAAGAATTCTTTCTTGATGAGATAGGTCTACCATATCTATTAGCTCTTTCAGATTCTATACTTTCATAAGGAAATCCTTTATCATCAATTAATATTTCAACAAATTCATTATCTTTATTTAAATAAAAGGGTTTTAATCCTAATGACATTTGTTTTTGTAATATTTTAGATGCAACTTCATCAAACGCTTCAATTTTTATTATTTTAGTACCTGGTGTGTTATATGATGATTTCTTAACATCAACATCAGGTTCAGAACCTTCTGATTTAACAATTCTAATTTCTTCGTTAAATTTCTTTAAGTGTTTCATTATTTACTATTTCTTTTTGCTAATTTATGTATATTTGACCCAACAAATGTTTCTGCGTGACCATCACAAGGTTCTCCCCATCCTTCTGATTGGTTTTCCTCAGCCGATACAGCTTCTTCGTAAGTTAAATACCAACGAACACTAACAGATCCATCACCACCATTCATACAAGCGTAATAAACATCCACTTTTTCTAATGGTGTATTATCTGTTCTGACATTAGTATCGGTTGTTGATTCACTTTGTACTTCATCTAATATTATCTTAACAAGATTATTATCATCATTCAATCTACCGGAAGTAACAACCATTGATAAATCTTCTGGTGTCATATCCATATCATTATATAATTCACCTAATTCTGATAATAAATCAACATTCATAGGTTCATCACCTTGTTCGAATTCTGATTCATCATAGTTTATAAGTGAATTAGCTTTTTGTATAAATGAGTTAACTTTATTGTGGTCAACTGATTCGTTAAATTTTCTATATGCAACTATACCAGTATTAAATTTCTTTAAGTGTTTCATTATTTCTTTTTACTTTTTTTACCACCAAATGGGAGTGTTTTAGATTCCAAGAAGGAATAAATTTCTTATTAGCCTTTTGATAATCTTCATATGATTCAATACCACTATCAATAGGGTTTTGAATATATTGTATATTAGCTCCCTCTTTATTCATATCGGATATCCTATCACCGATATCAGTACCTTTACATAATTTTCTCAATTTCTTTAATTGATCAACACTTTGTTGTCTTGGTAAAGATTCATTTATATTATCACTTGAAGATAAAGTTTCTGTACCATCACCATTATCAGTTCTAACATCAAACATCTTTTTCATATGATTCATTTGATCAAGAGATGCATCCATTTGTTCAGGTGATAGATTAGCTAACATAGCCTGTATTTGTTCTTCTGATAGTTTATTCAAAGCCTCAACAGCATTTTTCATCTGTAATAATTCTTGATAATCAGCATCTTTAAGAATATTCTCACCACACTCTGGACAACCAGCATCTACATGATTTGGATAATCGTCAAATTGAATAGACATATCATTCCAATCACATTCTGTGTTATCACACTTTAATCCATGTATATCTAATCTTGAATCTTGAATCTCATCAATCCTTTTTAATTTCTTTAAGTGTTTCATTATTCTCCGAATTTTTTTCTTAGACGCTCATACTCTTCCCTATCTTTAAGGTGTTGCATCTTATTATTAGACTCTTCCTTTGAAGATTTCATCTTATCATAAGTCTTATTCAAATCAAATTCAATTGGTTCTTTGAATAATTGAACTTCTGATAATTCCCTTTCATCATAATAATTTTCAGAAATCTCTTCTGATAATTTCTCTCTAGCCTCATCATCATTACTAGCTTCAATAGTAATCAATGTTTGAGCACATCCAATTGTATAATCACAACCTTCACCACTTTGTTTTAAATAAGCATAATATTTCATAATAATATATTTCTTTTTTGATTTATATATTAAATTTTGGCAACAAAAAAACCCTTATCGATTAAGATAAGGGCTTCACCTTATCATAAGATAAGGGTTTTGCCTTGTCGGACAAATTATATATTAAAAATCATCTGATAAATTATCGTAATCGATATTTGTATCAGAAGCTTTTTGGTATTCAGATACTCTTTTTTCAAAGAAGTTACTTTTATTCTGTAAAGATAACATATCCATAAAGTCAAATGGGTTTTCAGCATTATAAACTTTAGAACATCCCAACTCAATCAACCAATAGTCAGCAACATATTCAATGTATTGTTGCATCAACACCTCGTTCATACCAATTAAAGCAACTGGTAAAGAATCTGTTACAAATTCTTTCTCAATCTCAACTGCTTCACAGATGATTTCTTTAATACGGTCTTGAGAAACTTTGTTTTGTATATGGTTGTTGTGTAATAAACAAGCGAATAAACAATGTAATCCTTCATCTCTTGAGATTAATTCATTTGAGAATGTTAATCCTGGCATTAATCCTCTTTTTTTCAACCAGAACAAAGAACAAAATGAACCAGAGAAGAAAATACCTTCAACTGCCGCAAATGCTATAAGTCTTTCAGCAAATGATTCAGAATCTATCCACTTAATAGCCCAATCAGCTTTTTTCTTAACTGATGGTATAGTATCAATAGCATTGAACAAATGGTCTTTTTCAGTATTATCCTTAATATAGGTATCAATTAACAATGAGTATGTCTCTGAATGTACATTCTCCATAGCTATTTGAAATCCATAAAAGAATTTAGCTTCTGGATATTGAACTTCTTTTACAAAATTCTCAGCTAGATTTTCATTTACAATACCATCAGATGCCGCGAAAAATGCTAAAACATTCTTTATATAATGTCTTTCATCATCATTTAATTTTTCCTCCCAATCCGTCATGTCTTGAGCTAAATCAATTTCTTCTGCTGTCCAGAATGAATGTTCCGCTGTTTTATACATTTCCCATATATCATTGTGTTTGATTGGGAATACAACAAACCTACCTGGGTTGTCTTTTAATATGTGTTCTTGTTCTGCCATTTAAATATTTTATTTATGTAGTTAGTATATTAATTATATACCCGATTGTTTATGTTTATCGGGAATTTTTATCTATATTTGTAGGTGAAATAATAAAAAAGTTTAATGTTCAGTAATAACAAAAATGAAAAATGGTTAAAACATCGAAAGCGTCTAAAAGATGCTCTAGAAAGTAATGTACATGATAACCAAATCGATAATCTAAAAGAGAACTTTAAATTATTAAGAAATGATGAATTTGATAAATGTAAAGGTAATCTATTACAATTATCTCTTAAAAATGCTTCTAAAGATTGTGCTTTATTCTTAATAGAAAAGGGTGATATTACTAATCCATGCTTTATACCACTAGAATGTAAATACGCTAGAATACATATTGTATGTGAACTTCTACAAGAGTTGGTTGATGAATACCCGGAAAATTTCACATCAGCTTCTGGTTCAAGACCATTCAGTAAATTAAATATTGATAAGAAGTATTTAATAAAAAGAATATTAGATCCAGTTAAAATAAGTGCTAATCCAGGACGTGTTGATTACATAATGGATAATAAATTTTTCAACACAAAAGATATAAAGGAAGTAATTGATGAGAATTTTAAAATCAAACCAGAAAAATGGAGTGCTCTTATATCCTTATTAAGGGATATTAAACTAAAAGAATTAGGAATATGAAACAGGTATGGAAGTGTGACTTTTGTTCAAAAACAGATATTGATTCAAGTAAAATAAAATCACACGAACCTGATTGCTCTTTCAACAAGGTAAATAAAAAGTGCTGGACTTGTAAATTCGAATATGAAGCTGGTTTAGGTGGTGAGCACATCCCAGGTTGTAAATTAGATTTAGATATTTGGAGTGGTGAGGAAGATGGTAATTGTAAAGGATGGGGTTTGGGAAGGATTGGAAGATGATAGAAATGATAAACTAAAAGAATTAGGAATATGAAATTTATCTATAAAGATGAAAAGTACCCTTGTGTACTAAAAAGTGAAATGAAGGATGATATGTGGTATTCTATGGAGCCTGTTAAGATAACGGTAACTATTCCACTTACTAATTATTTCAAAATGAGAACTGATATAAAGGATTCTGATAATAACCTACACTTTAGGTTACTTGTTGATAAGAATGATAGTGTTAAAAACTTTAGTGAAGAATTTAATCAGGGTTTATGGATGGTGGATTCTCAATTTGAGAGATCTACAATAACATCAAGTTTTAGTAAAGGTGTTGTTAAAGTTATTTTCAAATTACATATCTATGAAAGGGAACTAACACCTAAGAGTGAACTTAGAGAGTTCATTATGAATGACTTATTTAAAAAGTGAAGAGGTTGAGTAGCGAATTCAACCTCTTCTTTAGTCCTACCCAGTTGGGGCGAAACTACAACGGGTCCTAAGCCGTTAAAATTTATTACCTTTAGATAAATTATCTTTAGCCCAGAGTGGTTGTAAATTACTCAAAGCATTTATTATTTTTATATCACTATTTTTATCAAATTTTGTTATTGGTTTTTTATGTGGTATAATTTAGACTAGTCAATTACTTTTTCTTTCTAAGATACTATTTGTATTTTTTTCATAAAAAGATTTCTGTACTCCTCTATTACAAAGTTTACAATATATTTGGTACCTTGTTTTTGATTTACTTTTTTTATGAAAATCAGAACATTCTTTATCAATATTGCATTTTTTACAAATCATACAATATATATAAATTTTTTAAACACTTGTTTTCAAACTTTTATTATAATTAATAATAAGATTAGAGTAAATTAAACGAAAATATATGATAAAGCACGAAATTAGAGTAGAATTAACAAATACCGAAGATTTATCTAAAATTATAGATAAGTCTTATTTCAAAGAAGGATTTGGTGGTAAGATAACAGATTCTAAGAAAAACTTTATACCAATTACTGATGATGTAAATGTTTCCATCTTTAGTGGTCTACATAATGCCACGGTTAAGATAATGAATGATGAATTAATAGATGGTGCTATGAGATTTTTAATAGATGAATCTGATAAAGGAATTAGACTTTATCCAATCTCTATCTATTGTATTAAAATAGATAATAAGTATTCTTTCTATTAAATGAGAAATTTAAACTATCAATAATATTATCTAAATAGGAAATTCTTATTAGGATAATATTATTATCAATACAATATTTGGTTACATCCACTACCTCTTAAATGAACAGCTGGTTTTTGTAGGAATTCACCATGCTTTTTACAAATTATAATAATATCTGTTGAATTATTTATATAATTTACTTTAGAGTAATCATAATTATCAAAATGTTTAATTTTTGACTTTTCTATAAAATATTCATTATTTACTAATTTTGGCATAACTTTATTAAGTAATGATGTCAACATTACTTTATATTTTTAATATATATTAAAAATAAAATATAAAAAATGTATAAATTTGACTGGAATGATATCACAATAGTACCAAATGTTTTAAGTTCAATCTCTTCTAGATATGAGGTAAATCCATATCTTGACAATGGCAATTTGCCTATTTTTACAGCACCAATGGACATGGTTATAGATGAAAATAACATTAAATACTTTGATAATAATAAAATAAATATATGTCTACCTAGACATATAAAATATGATCCTAGTAAAAGTGATAATTATTTCTACTCATATGGGTTAGATGAGATAATTGGTATTATTGAAAATAATGTATCTCTTCCTAAAAGAATACTAATTGATATTGCAAATGGTCATATGCAGAAGTTATATGATATATCTAAAAAAATAAAAGATATGTTTGGTGATAATATCGAACTAATGATTGGTAATATTTCAAATCCTAAAACCTATGAAAAATACTGTGAAATAGGTGTTGATTATATAAGATGTAATATAGGATCCGGTAGCGCATGTACAACAGCCGCAAATGTTGGGATTTTTTATCCATCTGCATCATTAGTAAATGAGTGTCATGAAATATCTAAAAAATTTAATAATCCTACTAAAATAATAGTAGATGGTGGATTTAGAAATACTTCTGAAATAATAAAAGCACTAGCCTTGGGTGGACACGCTTGTATGATTGGTGGTATTTTTAATAAATGTATAGAATCTTGTTCCAATAATTATATAATTTCTAACAGAGATTATAAAGAAATCTCTACGGAAGAAGCACTTGAATACTTTAATGAGGGTGAGTCTGTTTATAAATATTATAGAGGTATGTCAACTAAAGAAGTTCAGAAGTCTTGGAACAGAGTTGAGTTAAAAACCGGAGAAGGTATAACTAAATATAACTTAGTTGAATATACAATTGATGGTTGGTGTGAGAATTTCACTGACTATCTAAAATCTGCTATGTCTTATACTGGTTGTAGAACATTAGATGAATTTATAGGTGGTCCTGACTTTGTACAAATAAGCCCAATGGCTTTCAATAGGTTCAATAAATGAGAGTCAAAATCTTTAAAAGATATAGAATCATTAAATCATTAAAACCAATTGATTTATTTGATATAGTAACAAGGGGTTATTGTGATAGAAATGATTTTATAAATAGTGTTGAATCACTTCAAGGTGAATGGTATTTGAATAACTGGAAGAATAGTGGTAAAATAGAAATAGATGTATTAGATTTTTATTTATCTGATACTGGATTTTCCCACCACACAACAAGAGAAGAAGCTGAAAGGTTAGAATTAGAATTTAAAAATTCCAATTTATATACAGAAGTTTGGTCTAGTTGGTATGGTGGTAAAACTTGGATATTTGGGTTTACTTATTCAGATGAAGCATTTAGAGTTCTATATTTAGAATGGGAAAGGGATATTAAGTTACAACAAATATTAATTTAATATTGTTGTGTGTTCACCCCACTCAATATGAACTGTTAAATAAGATAATATATTATCCCTGTGAATTTCATCACACTCCTTTTCGATTTCATGTCTTATGATAGGGTATTCATCCTTAATTCTTTTAATACCAGTTTCTATATCTTTTAATATATCAGATATATTTTCATTGTTTTTAACAAACTCTGATATAGATCCCTTAGCGGTACCAATACTATACCCTATTAGTTTTTGATTTGGTTTATGTAAAGTAGGTAGAGTTATAGAAAAATAACACTCTACAAATGGTTTATTACTTTCCATTGAAACACCATCTTAAAATTCAAATTCATCCTCAACTTCACCAATTAAATCAGCGAATACTAATTTTATATAATCAGTAATAGATTTATTAACCTCAAATCCATCAACAGACTCGTTATATTTTTTTAAATGTTTCATATTACCACGCATTTCTATCTCTATCTATTTGTTCTTCTAAATCATTAGCAACAACGTCTTCTAATAATTTTTCAACACTAGTATATTCCTTTCCTCTACCAACCAAGTATCCAATGCCATAAAATAAATTACCCTCGTTAAAATATTTAACTAAATCATTTCTTTCACCTTCATCATAATAATATGATACTCCAAATTTAACAAACCCACCATCACTCTTTTTAAGGTTATTACCTAGGAATTTAATTGACTTAGCTACTTTTTCATTTAATTTAAATCCGTCTTCTGCTTCATTAAAACAAGAGCTACTACTTATTGTAAAGTAAAATTGTTTTGTATCTGGGTTAAATCCCGAATTATATATACCAAGTTCGCTGAAATATTTTTGAGCAATTTCATAATGTTTAGATGTTGTTCCATGGTGGTGTTCAAATATCCACTCACATTGTTCTTGGTTAAAATCAAAAATACTTTCTGGTAAATCTTTACTATATATAGATTCCTTATTCTCTTTTCTACTTCTCAATAACTTATTGATATTACCAATCTCTTCTAGTAATTCATCTCTCTCAATAGCTAACCATTTCAACCTCTCTCTTAATTCATCATCTGTTAAGGAGTCAAGTGTTGATATTTTTGACTCAAATATTTTTGACTCTTTGATTCTTTTTGGGTACCAAAAATAAAGAAATGTATCAGTCTTTCTCATATCATCTCTCATACCAAATGCGTCTGAATCAAATTCCACATTAACATTATTTCTCTTAGTAACTATATAATGTTCTATACCTGGGAACTCATCTTCAACTCTTTTAATACAAGTCTTAATCTCTAACATATTTTCTTTACACTCATCAAACTCCTTTAGGTAACTATCTATGTGATTTGAATCTGGTGTTATCTTTAATAATATTAAAACACCACCTTCACTACCAGATCTATCTAAATAGAATTTTTTAAAAAAGTTGAAATTATCTTTTATATCTAAAATAACTTTACTTTCAATTAAATCAATAAAAACATTATTGAAGAATTCCTTATCTAAGTCATTTCTCTCAACATTTGATTCATTATATCTCTTTATATACTTCATAATATATCTTCAATTTTATTACCATCTTTATCAGATAGTTTTAAGTTTTTGATTTTATCAAACCTTGTATGTTTAAATGACTCACCCTCTATTCTAATAGAAGTACCTGTATATTTCTGTACAATACCATTATAATGTCTACCTTCAAAATCAAAGTCAACCAATACCTCACCATCTTTTATTCTTTCCTTAAACATAGTCTTTTTATATATTAAGTCAGGATTTTGTAGATACCTCTTCCTAGATTCTGCCTTATTGTCTCATCTTGTGTGAATTTTTCAAATAACTTTAAATATCTCATTTCTTATTAATTATTATTACTTCATATTCAGTTGGGTGAGTAGTACCACCAATTGGGTCATATCCACCACCTAAGTGAATTTGTACACTAACATCTTTATACGTATCTTTTACTCTATTTATACAAACTTTTATTTCTTTTAGAAATTCAATACATCTATTGTGATATTCTATCAATCCATCTATTTCATTACCATGTGAGAATTTAATATCATTTATTGTAACTGTAATATATTCGTATTTAACCCCTTTGAAGTTATCATGATCAGAATGTTTTATACCAGCAGATTCATTATCAAAGAAATCAGAAAATATCATCTTAATATAATTCTCATCCAATGGTTTAAATTCTTTTTGTGGTTCAGTAGATCCCCAAGATGTCATATCCTTATATTTTATAGTATCTAATTTCTCGAAATGTTTTAAATGTCTCACTAAGTATATATTAATTAGTTGATTCGTATTTATATCTCCAAATGAAACCACCCGCTGATTTATATTTACCTTTACAACAAGTTGTTATTGAATTACTACCTATGTCCAATTCTTTTGTCACTGATGATATGGAATCCCATACTTTTATTTTGTTCATATTCTTATCATATTGAATAACAGATTTTATAGTTTTGTTTTTATATTTATTAGGTGCACTATCTTCTGAATATCTCCAAATAGAACCTTTGTGTGACTTTTGTCTACCTGAGCAACATAGTTGAACATTACTATCATTAAACCCATCTGAGATTGTTTCTTTTATTGAGTCATATTCTTTTATTAGATTACCAGATTTATCATACTGTTTAACCTTTCTCTTTTGATAATTTAACCTATCTGTATCAATTTCTATAAATTCATCTTTATACCTCCATGTGAAATCACCAGCACTTACTACAATACCTCTACAACAACTAGAAATATTAGACTTATTAACACCAATCTCATCTTGTATTATACTTAAACCTATCCATTCTTTTATGAAGTTACCAGATTTATCATATTGTAAAACAATCTTCTTAGGTTGTGTTGATAATTGATGTTTCCAATCAGATTTTGATTTTGATATATTATACTCTTGTAGAGAATCCCATATTTTCTTTTTCCCGAATTTTAACTTTTTTGATATTTTATTTATTGATAAATTCTCAATTATATAAAGTTGGTATAATAAATCTTTATCTATAACATTTTTTAAATTACCACCTGATCTATTATAATTTGGAAATTCTTTATGTCTGATTTTCATTCTTTCTTTGGTATTATAACCATGACTACCTAATCCATTACCACCAATAGATATATTTGTTAAATTATTACCATCTGATCTAAGTTTTGATATCCAGTATTTTTCCCAAAATTGCCATTCTGTGATTGGTACCTCATCTATAATATTCAGTATTGGTTTTTTACACTCATTTAGAAGTGACTTTATCCAATTATTTTTATATGTATTTGTTCTATTACAAGTTTTTATATGATTATAATATCTCTTATTTGGAAAATTACTTTTACCAACATACCTTATTCCACTATCATCGGATAATGTATAAATAAATGTGGTTTTGATTAAGTCCGTTTTGTTTAACTCACTCATAATATAACTTAGTTTTATTATATATTATATTGTAAGCTTCTCCTAATGAATACCTCTGGAATCAAGTGAGTGTGTAGGTATCACTTCTTGACCATGTAAAACCACGAACTATTACTCTGTCCTTTAATTTCCTCTTCAACTTCTTTAACCTCTTCTTTACCTTGTGAGATAAGGTCAGATGCTTGTATCTTAATACCACCGGGCAAAACGAAATCGTACCTTCCAACCAAGTTACCCAGTTGTTGCTTAGCATACCCAGTAATGTATTTAAAGAACAAATCATCTTTATATAAATTCTCTTTAGGTATATCAGCATAAGCTTCCATAATAACGTGATGTTGAACATCAGTCAATATATTAAGTCTATGATTTAATTGATTAAAGTGGTATTTTAATGTATATTTATTTAATTGATTCATCATATCAGACATCGAATCTAATATAGTCTTATAAACACCCAATTCACCTATTGTAGTAACATATGATGATAGATATGGTTGGTTTGTAACACCTAAGTTAACCGACATATTAGGAGTGTTTAGACCCAATTGAAATAAAGAATCACCTCTAACTTCATATAAATAAATAACAGATTGTATTTCACAAGGAACTTGAACAAAATTATATTTTGTAAATTCTTCACAAGTAAATGCTTCTTTATTTATAAAGAAATACATTTTTTGAACAGCGTATTGGTAATTACGATAAAACCAAGGTAATGCTCTTACTTCAATTATTTGTCTAATAGCAGCATCTGGTAGTGTTTTAGGTAATGCACAAGCAACGTTTAATTCAAATTGAACCATATCAATTAGTTCATCTATTGTATAACCTCCTTGGTATGGTACGTAATTATTGTTATTAGACATAAAATGTATTTATATTTATCTCTATATATAAATTTGGTGATTCCGGTTATTTTTCGTAGATTTGTTATTATGAACACTAAAGTAATCAAGATAGGGAAAATAACACAAGAGCAAATTCTTACACAAAACAAGAAAATCTCTAGGGAAATTGAATTGGAAAATTCAATTGGGTGGACTGCTACGCATAAAGTTCATACATCAAAAAAGACTTATACAAGAAAACCAAAGCATAAAAAAAGTATTGATTAATCAATACCCAATTCACTTATCTTATTATCACGACTCACTGATAGATGTTCTGATTTTAAATCTTTGAAATCGAATTTAAGTAGGTATTTACAAGTTTTACCCATCTTAATATCACTCCATTTGTTTATATCACAGTATAGTTCATCTAATGGAAATTTATACAATCTCTTAAAACTTGTTCTATTACCATCACTAACACAACAATCATAATAAGCGGTTATTGCTTTTTCATATGTGATCCACATAGAGTATATTTCTGGTAGTGCTTGTCCACGTTGACAAGATATTATATAAACATAATTCATTTGAATATTGATTTTATTTTATTCATTTTGATTCCATTACGGGGAATCAATTATTCATTCTCGATTCCTTTCTTAAATATTCGGCAGCAATATTTTTATTTAAATTCTCAGCTAAATATTCGGAATAAGTAATACTTTTATCTAAGTGTGTAGTGATATAATCAACATAACTATTGCTCATAAATATTCTTGATTTTTTTCTTTCTATCAACATTTATACCATACCAAATATCAGAATGAAAGGTTAATGATTTCCATTTACCATCTTCTTGGTAAATATAATTAGTTGATTCTATCGAATTATAATAAATATTACCCTCAATTGGTTTTTTTGGCATAGTAGTATGATACACAACACTATTTAATTTTGGATGTTTCATCATGCTTCGAAATTCTTAGATTTCTTTAACTTCTCAAGTATATACTTCTCATCCATAGAAATATTTTGTGGTATTCTAACATTAACAACTACAAATAAATCCCCAAGTCCCAAATTAACATCAGGAACTCCTTTACCCGAAACTCTAATAGTTTTACCATGTTGAGTCCCCTCATCTATTGTCAATGGTAAATCACCGTGTGGTGTTTTAACTTTAAGATGTGCTCCTAAGATAGCATCTATAACAGATATTTCTTTCTCAACGATTAAGTTATTACCATCTCTTTTGAAATAGAATTCTCTAACTTCATCAATCATTATATGTAAATCACCAGGTACACCATCTCTTATATGGTTACCATAACTTCTCATATTAAGTTGCATTCCATTTGAAACACCAGCTGGGATATCAACCTCTACAATTTCATCTTTAACATTAGTACCAGCTCCGTGACAAACACCACATTTATTAGTCACTTGTTTACCAGAACCTTGACAATCAGGACAGGGTGCTTGTTGCCTAACTTGACCAAATGGTGTTTGTTGTAGAATTATTCTACTACCTCTCCCACCACAAGGAATACAATTTTTAACATCAGTTCCTCCTTTACCCGAGCAACTATTACAAGAATCTTGTCTTTTATATTTTATCTTCTTACTAGTACCGTTTAATACATCTTCAATAGTTAAAGAAACTTTTATTCTTAAATCAGATCCTTTTTTAGTTCTTTTTTGTTGACCACCAAATTGACCACCAAAAATATCACCGAATTGACTAAATATATCTTCCATATTAAATCCGTATCCACCACCTCCACCGGAGTTAGCAAATGGGTTACCCTGTCCAAATGGACTACCACCCGGACCGAATCTATCATAACTTTCTTTCTTTTCTTTCGATGAAAGTGTATCATATGCCTCAGCCGCTTCTTTGAATTTAGACTCAGCCGCTTCATTATCTGGATTCTTATCAGGGTGATACTTCATCGCCATTTTACGATAAGCTTTCTTGATTTTATCCTCTGATGCTCCTTTATCTACTCCTAATATCTCGTAATAATCTTTTGCCATAACTATGATAATATCTTTGTTAATTTTATTTCTCTATATATTTGTTTGGTGCTGTCCGTCAATTTTATACGAACCCATCTATTATAATATATTACAAACTCCCTCTCACCATTAACTTCTACTATCCTATGGTTCATCACAGGCATTTCTTCTATAATCTCAGAAAAAGTTTTTTCTATGTTCTCAATAGTCATTATTTGATCTGATAACCTTTCACAAAAATAATCCATCAACGGAGTCACTGTCTTTATAACTTGATCTGCCATTTTTTTTGTTTTCATGTGTTCAGAAATATCAATATACCAATCTACCCTCATTTTGTTAAATATTTAAGTTTTCTTTCTCTTTTAAGTCTTATTAAGTCATTATCTATATCATATGATTCCAAAACAGCAGTGACTAACTTAGCAATATAGTTATCAACTATTAGTGATAAAGTTTCAGCAGTTCTATCAATATTTGTGAATTTACTCAAAGATCCCTTTGATTCTATCAACATATTAACTAAGTATTCATTAAATTCATCAATATCAAACATAGTTTGAAATAATTCTAATCGAGTACCTTCATCATATTTCCCCTGGAAGATTGGTGGTGGTTTTATAAATACTTGGTTCAAAACCCTAGCAACCGCTGGTAAAACTAAATCATGTGTATCATCTTCACCCTCATAAAAACTACCTTCTAAATCTTCTCTATCAAATATACTAGGGTCATCAATAACATGATTGATGACCTTAATAAATTCTGTTTTCAACTTATCATCAACTCGACTAGATAGTTCTGAAACTATATATTGTCTATATTGTAGGTTAGATTTAATATCAAATAATGTAACTTTATTATCAGACATTATTTTCCTAAAATAATTTTAGGATATCTAAATGGTTTACCGTTTAATGTATATCCTTTACTAATAACATCAACTATCTTAGACTCACCTATGTCAACAACACTTATTGGTTCATGAATTTCACTATCATAAGTATCTGTTTGTATTGATTCAATACCTTGTGATTTTAAAAAACTATCTACCTTAGAGGCTATAAGTGAAACTCCTTCTTTAGCTTCCTCATTTGTTATAGATTTTAATGCAAGTGATATATCACTATCCATATCAAGTATGGAACTAAGCATTTTAACCTTTGTAGAGTTTACTAAGTCTTGTTTCTCTTTTGAAGTTCTCTTTTTATAGTTATCGAATTCAGCGGCTAATCTCATGTGTGAGTCAGCTCCGTTTTGACCACACATACCAGCAAATTCTTCTAATAGTTCATTTAGTGATACCTCTCCAGCTTCATCATGAATTATTTTGAATGAATCTTTATCAACATCTAATAATTTCTTGTCTCTTAAAAATTCAACAGTCTTTGAAATTGTTTCTTTCATTTTTTAGTAATTAAATTTAAGCATTTTTCTAATATGATTAGAATTATATAATTCATAAGTTATATTCTTATCAACTATCTTATGTATTTCCAATCCTTCTAATTTTGTTTTGAATATTTCTATATAGTCAACTAAATCTTTTAACGAACTTGTCCAGTTAGCAGATGGTTCCCAATAATCAGGAAATTTATCTAAGAACTTATCAACAGTATTATCAAAAGCCCTTCTACTAGTTAATAGTAAAGTACCTTCCTTTTTTGTTTTGTTTGCTAAAAACTCAGCTACATGAGTATTGAATTTGTGTATAAGGTTATCAGTTTCGATAACTTTTAACAAACCAATGACTAAAGCATCACGTTCAGATATTTCCATCTCTTCGTTTTCTGCTAAGATTTTTTGACCTTCCTTGTCTGATCCTAATATGTAATAAACATATGAGTCCCATACACACCTACGTATTAGGTCTTCTGCGCATAAAGTAATTTTCATATTTAATATATAATTTATTGTTTATAGGTAAAAAATAAAATAAAGTTTATGGGTAATACATTAACATTAAAAGACTACCAAAATAGAATAGATAACTCAGGATTAGATTTCAAAATATTAGATTTCAAAAAAGGAGATAAGAAATCAAAATTTAAACATTCATGTGGTCATATATTCGAAACTAGACTATCACACTTATTGAATAGAAATAGGTGTCCTATCTGTGATGGTGTATGGAGAACAAAAGAAATGTTTCAAAAAAAGTCTGATGAAATTCATAATAGTGAATATGTGATATTGGAATTTAAAAATGGTAATTATCCAGTTAAAATAGAGCATAAGGTTTGTGGTGAAATATTTACACAAATAGGAAATAGACATTTAAGAGGTGATAGGTGTTTTAAATGTTATGGTAATAAAAAGTTATCAAGTGTTGATATAATAAATAGGTCTAATGAATATTGGGATAGTGAATATGAGATATTATCTAATAATATTAAATATACAGAGAAGTCATTTATAAAGCACAAAAAGTGTGGGTATGAGTATATCCAATTGGTATCATCTCATCTAATTGGACATGGGTGTCCAAAATGTGCTGGTAACGCACCATTAACAAAGGAAATGGTTCAAGAAAAATCTGATAAAATTCATAACAATGAATATATTATATTATCAGAATTGAGTGGTGCTTTTTCAAAAATTGAAATAAAGCACAAAAAGTGTGGTCGTATATTTACACAAGTAATAAGTGATCATTTTTCCGGATGTGGTTGTAGTGTTTGTAATAAAAGTAAATTTGAAAATTACATTGAGTATATACTAATAAAAAATAATATAAATCACCAAACACAAAAAACATTTGATGATTGTAAATTCAAAAATAAATTAAAATTTGATTTTTATTTGGTTGATGAAAATATCTGCATAGAATTTGATGGAATACAACATTTTAAACCTATTAGATTCTTTGGTGGTAAAAAATCCTTTGATAAATTTGTTGAATGGTTAATTTCATGTTATATTTGTACTTAATATATAAATCTATGTCAAAATACCAAAGAACATATCATTTACCCTGGTCACCTGGTACAACAAGTGATGATAAGATATCTAATGACATTACCTTGTTAATAGGTAAGCAGATTGTTATTACTGAAAAGTTAGATGGTGAAAATACTGGAATGACTAATGATGGTGTTTATGCTAGAAGTCATGCAACATACACTACATCACCTTGGAGTAGAGAGGTTAGACAGTTACATGATGTTAAAGTAAGAGGAAATCTATCACCAGATGAATTTCTTTTTGGTGAAAACTTAGAAGGAATACACTCAATTGAATATACTAATCTAAAATCATACTTTTATATATTTGGTGTTAGAGATAATAATATTTGGGTACCATGGAAATCAGTGGAAGAATATTCTTATCTATTAGATATACCAACAGTACCAGTTTTATTCAAAGGTATTGTTAATTCAGAGAAAGAATTAAAAGAATTGGTTGATAGTTTAGTTTCTGAGAAATCAGAATTAGGTGGTGAGAGAGAAGGAATTGTAGTTAGAAGCGCTGGTATGTTTCACAACGATGATTTTGCTGAGAATGTATCTAAATGGGTACGAGCAAATCATGTTCAAACAGATGAACATTGGTCTAGACGGTGGCGAAAGGCTAGTGTTAAATAGTTCTTTAACCTCAGACCATTATGGAAAGAAGATAATTTAAAAAAATATAACAAATGGAATTAGAAGAAAAATTAGAATTGAATAAACTTATAAGAAAGTATGATGGTGAAAACTCTTTTATACTTTCTTTACAAAGAAGTCTTAAAACATCAAAATCTTTAGAAAAGGTTTTAGTTGGTAAGAAAAATCTTAAAGTTTTGAGTGAGAAACAATACCAAGCGGCAAAGACTGTGTTATGTTAAATTGATTTTATAAGTTGGATACATTTGTTTAATTCTACTTAGTAAGTTTGTATGATTATCCAATAAGTCAAGTGATATATCTTTTAAATTTTGAATTAATTCGTTATTAACTTTATTATTTAAATTATCATTTGATTCAAATATTTTGAATGATTTTAAGTGATACATAAGGTATATATTAAATAAATTCCTTATATTTTATAATTATTAACCACTAAAAAGACAAAGATGATAGATAGAGCAAGAGTAAGATCAATACAAGCAAAAATTCAAAAAGCATTAAAAGAAATTGAAGCAGAAGAAAATGTTACAATATCTTTGGGTGGTGCTTCATTCAATAGTGCATATTACACAACTAAATTAAAGGTATCAACCAATGTGAAGAATGATGTTGTTAAAGGTGTATATGAATCAGTTTGTAGAAGAATTGGATTTACACAAGATATCGTTGGTATGTCTTTTGACCAAGGTGGTATTACTTTTGAAGTAACTGAGATTAAAACAAGAAATAGAAAATATCCTGTGATTGCTAAAAACAAAGCAGGTAAATCATATAAATTCACTGTTGAAGTAGTTAAAAGACTAATGGGTGGTGATAAGATTGTTAATAGAAATGCTAATTTAGAAAAGTTAGTTTAATGAATGAGGAAGAGATAAAAGATTTTATAAATAGTTATGGGTTTAAACCCGCGGGTATGATAAAATTATACCCAATGTTATGTGAAATGGTAGATTATATAATGGTTCAAAAACCAACATCTAAATTTTATAGGCTATGTGCTCACTCAATTTCCTAGATCCTATTTAATATAATATATATTATAAGCCAAAATCTAGGAAATTGAGGGATGAAGATTGGGAATCAGCAGAGTATTTTGCTGATTCCAAAAACAAAGAAGTTTTAACCGTAACTGATTTTTATCCAACTTTTGTTAAAAAAGTCAAAACTTATCCAATGTATATTTCTAAAAGAAGGAATGAAAAATTAAATGATATAGGAATATGAATTTAGTGATAGTGGGACCTCCTGGATCTGGAAAGGGAACAATCTGTAATAAGATTATAAATGAGTACAATTATAAATTAATTAGTGCTGGTGACTTATTAAGAGAAGAGAAAGCATCTGGTAGTGAATTGGGTAAAGAAATTGCTTCTATTATAGATGATGGTAATTTAGTTCCGGATGGAATGATAACAAAAATTATTCTCAATGAATTAAAGAAACCAATTAAACATGGTACATTTTATCTTATAGATGGTTATCCAAGAACAAACAATCAAGGACTTAGTTTAGATAGAATGTTAAATATCAAAAAAGTCATTTGGATAAATGTTAGTGAAGAAACAACGATTAAAAGAAATTTAAAAAGAGGTGAGACATCAAATAGACCTGATGATTCTAGTGTAGATGTTATAAAGAAAAGAATAAAAAATTATAACGAAGACTCTGCACCATTGAAAAATTTCTACAAAAAAAGAATAATTGAAATTGATGGTGAAGGTACAGTAGATGAAGTTTACCATGAATTAATAAAAAGTATTATTAAATAAATGGGTGTATTAGAAATGAAAGTGACAAGTCATAAAGAAGAAATCGAAGAAGATAGTATAGATTATAAAATAGGAGACATCGTTAGGTGGTGTTGGTCAGAAGAACATAGAAGTACATACTTTATTGTTAATATAACCAAGAAAGGAGCTCTATTAAAACAGAATTTTGGAATGGGTCAGATATTGACAAGTGAAGTACCTCTACCAGAATTAAAATTAGATTATTAACCAGATTAATTATCTGGTTTTTTAATATATAAAAAATGAAGAAATTAGTTAAGTATCTTGAATTTATAAACGAAAGCTCAGAGTATAAGGGTTATTCAATACCTTCTTATGAAGAAGCGGTTGAGTTATGCTCAAAAGATGATGATCCTTTTTATGAATCTAAGATGATAGTTGATGGATTCAATGTGTCCGTATTTAATTACAGACTTGCTCAATATAAAGATTTTGCTAACCCACTTGATCATAAACCTGAATTAAAAGGTTATGAAATGAGAGGATTAACTTTCATATTTAATGAAGATGGAACATTATTCAATAGATATGTATTACTTGAAAAGTTCTTTAATATAAACCAAGTTCCAGAATCAATGTATTCTGTTATTAAGAATTACAAAATAAAGTATGTTAATAATAAGGAAGATGGATCAATAGCTACATTCGTAAAATTACCAAATGGTAAAATTGTTGGTAAATCTAAAATGGGATTTGATAATGATCAAGCTAATGGTATCAATAGAATATATTCTAAGAACACTGAGGTAAAAGCTTTAGTTAACTGGTGTTTAGATAATGATATCATTCCAATATTTGAATATGTTGCCACTCATAACAGAATTGTATTAAGATATTCTGATGAAGATTTAATACTTCTTAGATTAAGAAATAATAAGACTGGTAAACATATTGATATACAAGACCATTTAGATAAAATTGGTTCAATTAAGATTGCACCATTTGAAGATGATCACCAAGGTGATTTGAATAGTTTGGTTGAATTAGTTGCGACTCAAATTGATAAAGAAGGTTGTATTGTACAAGCTGAGGATAGTGAAGGTAGAGATTTCTTCTTCAAACTAAAAACTCCTTGGTATACAGCTCTTCATGGATTACTAACAGATGATATATATAAGGAAAATGTTATTATCTCCACAATATTGGATGATAAAATAGATGATGTACTTGGTCAAATACCAGAGGAAGAGTTTGAGACACATGAAAGAATTAATAAAATAATATCAATTGTGAAGAATTCATTAAATGAAAAATCTTCTGAGATAAAAGACTCATATAAAATATTTTTGAATATGGGTAGTGATAGAAAGAAATATGCTCTTAGGTATCTTAAAACAGATCCTAACTTTAGTTATGTGATGGCATTGGATAATGGTAAAGATATTCATGATATCACTAAAGGTTGGTTGTTAGATAAAACCAAGAAATTAATGATTGCTAGAGATTGGTTAATGTCAAAGGATAAATCTCTTTTTTTTAAAGATGATGTTGAGGATCAATAAATTCCCAACCTTCACAATTGATTGATTCATTATTAGATTGATTTTTATTTTTAATATGTATTACACCTTTATTTTTATAATATCTTAATGTTCTAGTATCTAATATTAATTCTAAACATATATCCTTTAAAATATCTCCTTTATAAATTAATATCTCTTTACCAAAAGGAGATATTAATTTATATTTTATTTCACGAATACTATAATTACTTAATTTTTTATTTATAACTTCCCAACCAACACAATTTAGTGTACTTAATTTTGATTGTTTTTTAGATGTTATCCTTATTTCTTTAATTATTCCCCTATTGGAGGACTTTCTTATTTTTTGATAATCTAAATTATTCTCATTACAGAAATTTAACAATTTTATATTATCAAATATTTCCCCGGATGGTGATATTAATTTATACCTTTTTTCAGGATCTCTTTTTTTACCACCTTCGGATATTTTCAATTTTGACTCCTTATTATGTTTATAGTTATCTTGTGGTTTTAAACCACCATCATTTCTATTTGTAAGTGGTCCAAGTTTTAAATCCAATCTACCTATCTTAGTTATTATTTCCTTTTCCATTGTTAAGGAGTCAATTTCAATTAATTTATCATGAATAATTATAATGAGTGGATCTAGGTTATTTTTTATATTTTCCTCTATTATATCAAATTTTAAACTTTTATTGTATTTGCAATTATTTCTAACTTTATTTAGATGATATAGATACCTATTTAGCTTTCCTTTACCAACATAGAATGGTTCATAATTAAAAACTAAACCAGATCCATAATCATAAAAACCCGGTTTTAATCTATTCAAATATACATATACATAAAATATCATAACTTATATATTAAGGTTTTTAAGTGGTATTGTAAAAAACATGGATTATTTACAGAAAAGTATTATCTCTCTTTTTATATATAGTAGTGATGAAATATCTAAGAAAATACAAAATATTTGAAAGTTCACCAAAAGTTGAGCTTGATGATTATGATGATTATGATCCTACTATTTATTTAAACATACACACATCCAATTATGGTGACATGAAAATAGGATTTGGTTTAAAGGATAAAAAGTATAAACTTATGAATTGGGGATCTATTAGACGACCTGGTCATGAAGATGTGTATGATGATAGGGTTATGAATGAAATAAGTAGATATATTAGAGAAGAGGTTCAAAAATTGACATTTGATGAATCAATAAACTTTTTAAATCTGAAAGTTAATAATAAAATTGATTGGACATGGGAATGAAATATCTAAAGAAATATAAAGTATTTGAAAGTGATTCTCCTCTTGATAAAATCTATATAGAGTTAAATGATATTTGTCAAGAATTAAAGGATGATGGGTTAAAGTTTAACATAAATATAACTAAATGTTCGAAAGTTAATAATATGTTGTGTGATGATGTTATAAAGGTATCTGTCTTTTCTGATAAAAGTGCTGGTATAAAAGATATATTTGATAGAATAGTAGATTATACTAAACCACTTGGTTATATAAACAAACTTATGTTATATAATGAGGATAATAAATTATCTTTAAGTAGTTTTAATGGTGATATTAACAGTGAATCGGAAGCTTTTCAATTAACCGTTTACAAATCGGTTGATCATATAATAGGAGAATCTAAGACTGACCAAGATTTGATACTAACTGAAATTGATAAAATAAATGATATATTACTTGATTTAATAGATGATAAATGGGTAGTTAATATAGACTATACTCCAGAGAGATGGTTATCATCTAGTAAAAGTGATTATATAAATATAGTTATTAAGAGTAAACAAAATGCTAATCAGAGTAAATATCCACCTGATTCAGAATTCAAACCAAGTAGTATAAGTGATTATACATTAAGATTAATAGATAGTTATGATAATGATTTCTCAATAGGTTATTGTAAAAAGGATGAAACTGTATATTTTGGTAAAAATACTGGTATCTGGGAAAGGGATGTAAGCGTTGATATATTAGATAGTAATAATCTTGTTCTTGGTATTGAGATTAAAATCTATCTAAAAGGTGAGAATTTGGATAATTTTAAGTCTATTCCACTATTAAAAAGGAGTTTTAATATTTCAGAATCTAAAACTACACCTAAATTAAAATTTAACAAACAACCTAGGAAGAAAGGTGCTAAGACTGATATTTATAACGTAGTTAAGAACGGCACTACAATAGGTCAAGTTAAGTGGTATAGTAGATTACGTGGATATGGTTTCTTACCACCTGCTGGTGATGAAGCAGAAGTAAAGGAATTTGTTAAAGAAATTTCTAGACTACGTAGGGAAGAGAACAAAAAGAACAAAAAGAAATAATGTCTAGAATTCTTAATAAAGAAAAATATCTAAAGAAATTAGAGGATAGAAAGAAAAAGAAACGTAGAAGGGTTAAAAAATTCTTAGATTTTAGAAAGTCTAATAATAAACCAACTAAGTTTATGTCTATTGCTAGTTCACCAATTCCTGGCCCTATGTCAGTTGGTAGTGGTACATCACCTATCGATATCGTATCAAACACATCAAATTAATCTTTATATACCCATATGAAATTAGCGTAACTACCTTTAAGACCCTTGCAGTTATCAGCAATTCCTTTCCTATTAAAAGTGTTATCATATCTCTGTATCTCCCTTAAACTCTTCCACTCTTTTATGAAATTCATTTCTAAATCATATTGTAAAATTAAAAATCTTTTTATTTTAGTACCCTTTATACCATTTCTTATTTTTTCTTTTTGTTCTTCTGTTCTCGGCTTCCTATTACCAACGTTTTTTGGATTGCCTAATTTTGACTGTCTTAACTTCTCATTGTGATCATCACTCATTTTTAAACCATATGCCCAATGGTTTTCCTTATCAGAGAAGTATTCTTTAAGTGTATTACTTATCTTTTCACGAACTAATGTATCATCACTTTTATTTGGGTTATTAATTTTTAGTCTTTCTGAATAATATTCTCTTAATTCTATTGATTTTTCCTTACCAACTATTTCTTCCAATGTTTTACCTTTCTTAGCATCTGACATTTTTTTCCTTGTCTCTATTGAAAACTCAGTAACATCACCAACATATGAATTTGTCAACTTAACTCCTTCCTCTGTTAATTTTCCAATATGTAAACTTTCCATTTTATTGGATTCCTTCAATGTCTCACACTTATCTATTATGTCGATAATGGGTAATAGGTTATTTCCTATTAATTTTCTTACCCACCTTGACTTATATGTATCATAACAATCAGAATTCTTGTTCATGGATGATGATATGTGACTATTAAATCTTCTTTTTATATCATTGGTTTGGCCAACATATCTTATTTCTTTTGTAACGGGATCACTAAGTGTATAAATATATCTCATTATTCTTGATGTTTTTATTATATATAAAATTTAGTGTCGTTCCTAAATCTATCCCAATAAATAAACTTTTTATTCTATTTTTTATATAATTTCAAATACTAGGTTATCAACATTGACATATATGGTAAAAATAACTTTGGTATGGTATTTGTACAAAATAGAAATAAATTAAAATTAAAATTATAATATATGAGTAAAGAAAATACAATTATCGCGATTGATTTGGGAACCACAAATTCATGCGTTGCAGTCGTTCAAGGTGGAGAGCCTATTGTAATTACTAATTCGGAAGGAAAAAGAACAACACCATCTGTTGTTGGATTTACAGATAATGATAGAAAGGTGGGAGATCCAGCCAAAAGACAAGCGGTTACTAATCCAGAAAAAACGATTTATTCAATTAAACGTTTCATAGGTAAAGATTTTTCTGCTTGTAAAGGTGAAGTATCAAAAGTACCTTATAAGTTAGTGAAGACTGGTAAAAATGTACCTGGTGTCCAAATAGATGATAGAGTCTATACACCACAAGAAATTTCAGCAATGATTCTTCAAAAAATGAAGAAGACGGCTGAGGAATTTTTAGGACATGATGTTGAAAGAGCAGTTATAACTGTACCAGCTTATTTCGGTGATGCTGAAAGAACAGCAACTATTGAAGCTGGTGAAATTGCTGGACTAAAAGTTGAAAGAATTATAAATGAACCAACTGCCGCGGCTTTAGCTTACGGGTTAGATAAGAAGAATACAGATTCTAAAATACTTGTATTTGATTGTGGTGGTGGTACACATGATGTTTCAGTTTTAGAAATTGGTGATGGTGTTTTTGAAGTTAAATCTACTGATGGTGATACACACTTAGGTGGTGATGATTTTGATAATACGATTATTGATTGGATGATAGATGAATTCAAATCAGATAGTGGTATGGATTTATCAAAAGATCCTATGGCTCTTCAAAGATTAAAAGAAGCAGCAGAGAAAGCAAAAATTGAATTATCAACATCAACACAAACTGAAATTAACTTACCTTATATTACAGCTAAAGATGGAACTCCTTTACACTTTGTTAAGAAATTATCAAGTGCTAAGTTTGAGCAAATGACTTCTAAGTTAGTAGATAGAACTATCACTTGTGCGAAAAGTGCTCTTAAAAATGCTGGTCTTAAACCGGTTGATATTGATGAAGTTATTTTAGTTGGTGGTTCTACAAGAATCCCGGCTATTCAAAAAGCTATTGAAGCTTTTATTGGTAAAGCACCTAACAAATCTGTTAATCCAGATGAAGTTGTTGCTCTTGGGGCGGCTATTCAAGGAGCTGTTTTATCAGGAGGTATTACTGATGTATTACTTCTTGATGTTACACCACTTTCACTTGGTATCGAAACAATGGGTTCAGTAATGACTAAGTTAATTGAAGCTAATACAACAATTCCTACAAGAAAGTCGGAAACGTTTTCAACAGCATCAGATAACCAACCATCAGTTGAGATACATGTTTTACAAGGTGAGAGACCAATGGCAAAGGATAATCGTGACTTAGGTAGATTCCATTTAGATGGTATCATGCCATCTCCAAGAGGTATTCCTCAAGTTGAAGTTACATTAGACATTGATGCTAATGGTATACTTTCTGTTTCTGCTAAAGATAAAGCTACTGGTAAAGAGAATAAAATTCGAATTGAAGGTGGTTCACAATTATCTAAGGAGGAAATTGAAAGAATGAAATCTGAGGCTGAGGTTAATGCTGAATCAGATAAACTTGAAAGAGAAAAAGTTGATAAGGTTAATATGGCGGATAATTTAATCTTCCAAACAGAGAAACAAATTAAAGAGTTTTCTGAGAAATTAACAGAAGATGATATGTCTTCTCTTAATTCTGACCTTGGTGAGTTGAGAACTGCACATTCTGAACAAGACATTGAAAAGATAGATGAATCATCTGAGAAATTGAATGAAACTTGGTCAGCAATTAGCACTAGACTATATCAACAAACACAAGAATCTGAGGAATCAGGTGAATCAACTGATGAGGGTGAAGTAGAGGATACTCCATTTGAAGAAGTAGATTAAAATAAAAAAACCCAGTCAATTTTGACTGGGTTTTTTTATTTATATTAATCATATTGATAATCACCATCAGAATCCATATACCCTCCATCGGTATCTCTGAATGTTCTGTTTATCTCTAAATCTCCTTCATCATTATTAGTTAATATATCACCATCTTGATTTAAGTAACACATTGTATCCATATATGGGTATCTATCCCAAGTCCCACCACTACCTGTTAGTTTAACTGTTATTGTTGCACTTTTGGATCCTGATCCATTTGTGATATTTTCACCAGGTTCCATAGTTTGTGATTTCTTATACCACCAATTATTCTTCTCAGCATATTGTTTGAATAATTCAACATCACTATCATTAGTTGTGTAGATTCTATCCATAAATGTACCGTCAGATCCACCAATATTAGCTTTCCATAATAGCGCTCTACCCTTTATCTGATCTGATACAAATTTACCATCTTTAATCTCACCATCATCACCATATAAAATAACCATTTGAATTTCCTTAGTGTTGTTACAATACATATCAAAGTACTCACTAGGTGAGTGTGACATACAAGAGTTGTTTAATACACCACCACCATCTACATAAGTTTCTTCATCACTATTATCATACCAACGTGATATATCTTTACCAGAAACTATATCAAATTGTTTAAGTACGTCTTGTTCAAAATCAAAGGTTGCTTTATATGTATTTGTGAATTCTTCTATATCTTTATCGGTAAATTCTAATTTAGATGCTTTTAATATAGCTCTAACTAATCTACCTACTTTAATACTATTTCTTGATGTTGACCAAATTTTAGAATTTTCTGATGATTCACTTGCTTCTAATGCTTCTTTATTAAGAACTGTTTTTCTTGAGTCTCCTTCTTCTTCAAAAATAACATATATTTTACCTGATTTCTCACTAATAGTTTCTCCTAAAATATAACCAATTGTTCCCTCACCAGGCACCCAAGGGTCTCCATCTGGTTTTTCATAACCAAGTGCGTCAAATAATTTACTATTACCATTTGCATGTGTTAAATATCTTTGTGTGTCTCTAACTTCCCATAATTGTGGTCTATCCTTTAACAATTCTTGAGCTTTTCTATCTGGTGTAAATGATACAGCGTCTTTAGCATCAGTAGTGTCAATGTAATTATGTGATACATCAATATCCTTAGAATAAATACCCAACAAATTAGATGCTACTTTATTTGTCTTCATCTTAGTTAATAAATTAACAAACTTCTTAGAAAAAACAACTTTAGATTCAAGTAATAGCTTATAAGCTACCTTTTCTGTTATATAATCATTATATTTTAATAAACCCATTTTCTAATACTTTATTTTGTTGGTATTATATATTAAAAAATAAAATTCAAAACTTAATATATTGAAATTTAATATATAGATAGTGAAGAAAATTTTATGTAAGGTGATGAGGAATAAAATAATTAACTTAATTAAACTATTGGGATTTGGACTAAATGAACTTTTGATGGATATAAGTCTACCAATGGGTGAGTTTAATTCAGTTGAATGGGATGTCGAATCTAATAAGGTTTTCTTGCATATTTTCCAAGATGATTTAGATATCGTTGTTGATTTTGACGAAATAGATGAAGAAAGTCAATTACAATTATATAAGATACTAGCTATAATTTATAATTAATAAAATTTCATTGGTGATATAGATAAAGCATCATCGTCATTTTATCATCCCACCCTTTATAAGAACCATCATTTTCTGATACAATAGTATATATCTTATCTATCCACTCATTACCCATAGATTCAATTTCAATGAAATTTGACCTATCATCATATTTATAAGGTCATATAACCATATTTTGTTTCTTTGTGATCGTAACTTTCGTATAATTTTATATATTTCATAAACTATTTAACATTTCTATCATCTCCTTCTGTGGGAATATATCAAACTTACCTGTTCTTACTTGTGTATGACTTCTTATTCCACCATTTGAGAACCATTTATCATTATACTCAAACCATTCTTCATCATAAATACCACTTTCTATCTGTATATCCCATCTATTCTTCAAATATAGTATAAGCTTTCTTACAGTTTCTATCTGAGTGTCTGTATATCTTTCATAGTGTTTGTATCCTCTAAATGGCTTATCTAGTTCAACAACATCTTCATCATTAACAGGGCGGTTAACATAGTTATAATATCTACCGTCTCTACCTAATGTCAATGGCCCATAATTACATATCTCTATACCAATAGACTTTGAGTTTAACGCTTTACTTTTACTTCCTGATATACCTAAGTGATAAGCCCAATATCTATCATCAAAAGCTCTTAGAACCTTTCCATCCCACAATACATCTTTCTTAGACGAAGAACTTCTACCTATTACAAATTGAGTACCAACCCTTAATGATTTTTGGTTACCATCTTTATCTAAAACTGGGTTTCCTTTTTTATCTTTTTGATAATCTCTTTCCCATCCACCAATTGTCCAATCTGGTCTAGAACCACCAGCAGTATGATGTAACCAAATAGTATCTTTTTGTGTCTCTGTTTTATAATATTCATCATCTTCTAAAAAACAATCATATATTTTTAATGAATCATCACCGATATATGATATCTTAAATGGGATATCTTCATTTCTAGGGATTGGTGTTAACACAACATCAACTTCAATACCATCCGACTCTTTTTGCTTTTTGTTTTCTAAATGGTTTGTTATCTGACTCCAAGTTTGTGGACCAACAACACCATCAGCTTTAATACCAATAGATCTTTGATAATTAGTAACAGAGATTAATGTATTTTGTCCAAAAAATCCATCAATCTTACCTTTATGGTATCCATATTCCTTTAACTTAGTTTGCATCCAACGAACATCATCACCAGACATTCTAAGCATTATAATTCTTTTAAGTTTCATAAACTGTTATTATTTTTGTATCTACTATTTTGTTTTGTTTTTAAATATGCCTTCAAATCAGCGTAATTAACATTACCTGGGTTTTTAAGAATATTCTCAGCATTACCTTCCGGTTGAACTTCAAGTTTTTTAAGTTCTTTATTTTTAACCCTTTCTTCATATTGTTCCTCAACACTCTTTAATATGTGACCTAAATAAAAATCTATATTATTTTTACTAACCATTACCCTATCAAAATTAAATAGAAATTCTTCGAATGTATCACCATAATAAACAGCGAATGTATTATCTTTTATGAAGTGATCTGCGTAAAATTTTATATCACCAACATTACCCTGTCCATATATAGTTGCTTTATATTGGCTATAATAATAGTAACTGAATTTATCATCAGGATTAAAAGTTCTTTTACCATTTTTCTCAACAGTAGCAACTAATCCAAGATTTATCTTAAAATACCTAGATCTTTTAAATTCTGTAATAGTTTGATATGATGCAACAATATTTAATCCCATAGATTATTTATTAAATAGAATGTGCTTCCTTTAATCTAGTGTTACGGATATTCTAATAGAATAATTCAACCTCTATATTCTTTTTTGATAAAAATCCTGTTTTAATTCTCTCAGAATATCTCCTAGAATCATTATCATAACATGATAAATTACCAAGTCTATATGATTCAACATTATCAATAAATACATAAAGGGCTCCTTCTGTTCTATCCTTTTTAATAAATCTAATATCACCACCACTTTTTAATGATAGTTCAATAGCTATTTCATCCCTTAATACAGAACATAATGATTCTATCTCTTTATAATTATTTATGTATTTCTCCTCAGAATTTCTCAGAATTTCTCTTAATTCCTTGTATTTCTCTAGTTTATATAAATCTGACATTTTAATAATCCCGTGAGTGCCTTGAAAATCTTTAAAAGATATAGAATCATTATAACCATCCGGTAATTTATTAGACAAAGCCTTTCTAACACAATTAAAAATATCATTCTTTGATATTTTTAATTTAGACTCATCAGTTTCAGTTTCAAAAATACAATTTACAGTTATTTCAGCTTTATTATCTAACTCATAAGTTATCTTTTTAATATTAGACCCATATGTGTTTATAAACCTGGATAATGAGTGGTATATTGTTTCTATATATGTTATGCTATCAAATTTGACACTTCCACCAACATATGATACTTTATCAGATGATAAAGAGATTTTAAGTATGGGATTCTCACTTGCTGTTGATTTTTTAATTCTTATTCTCCCATTGGAATCTTGATAAAGTACTTTTAATTTTAATTCATAACCCTGATCAATAACTTCTGAAAATATATCTCTTATATCATCTTTAGTAGCACCCAACTTACTTAGGTAGTGATCCAAATAACCACTAGATTCAAATATTTTATATTTCTTTAAGTATTTCAAGATGATTAATTATTTGTTGGTTTCGATTTCGAATTCATCGTTATCACCACCAAATTTATCATCAAGTTCTATTTTTAGATCGATTAGGAATTCTTCATCGATATCTTTTATATCGATATTTTTACTAATTTGTCCAATTATTTCAGTAAGATTATCTAAGCTATATTTTTTGAATTTAATATAACACTTTTCTATATCATCACTGTCGAAATTTTCTTCTGGATCTTTAGGAATAGCTTCTTTAATATCTATCATAAGAATTAAAGTATATGTATTTTCATCATCCGTATATTTTACAGTTAATGAGTCATACATTTTAGAATATTTTGAAATCTCAGAACTCTCTAAAGTAACACCCAAATCTTCAAAGCTCATTTTATTACTATCCTTTGTTGATAGTTTTTTAATCTTTGTTGGGTCTTCTTCTGCTTCTGGTGGATTATCTAAATCACCTTCTTGGAAATCAAACATTTTATCAATCTTTTGTTTGATTGCTGTTAATGCGGTTGATATATAACTCTCTGGAGTTTCTTGAAACTCTTCTTTTATAAAATCTAAATATTTTCTAACTATCATAAACATATATATTAAAATATCATAACCTTTTATAATTTGTGATATAAATATTAAATTTGTATATTTGTATAATGAATAATATAGGATATTGCTGCATCTCAATGGGGTGTAATATAAATAAAAGACCAAAAGACCATATTAAGGTTAATAGGGGAATGATAAAGAAAACCTTTATATCAAAAGGTATAACATATGTCTCTGAGTTGGTAATAGATAATCTAAAAGATACTTTGAAAGTTTTAGATTATAATCTAAGCCAAGATATCTATATTTATAGAATGTCTAGTGATTCATTTCCATGGATGTCTGAATATGAATTTGAAGATCTACCAAATTTTAACAAAATACAATCCTTATTATTAGAAATTGGTGATAAGGTTAAATCTAATAATATTAGAGTTTCATACCACCCAGGCCCCTTTAATGTATTAGCATCTGAGAACGAATCAGTGGTTTTGAAAACTATAAAAGAATTAAATAAACACGCTGAGATAATGGATTTAATGGGATTAGATCAATCGACATTTTATCCGATAAATATACATATCAATACAACAAAACCAACTAGAGAAGAAGCTGCTCAAAGATTTGTAGATAGATTTAGTGAATTGAGTGAATCTTGTAAAAAGAGATTAACTATTGAGAATGATGATTCACCGAACCAATACTCTGTTAAGATGTTACATGAGTGGTTATATGACAAAATAGGTATTCCAATTGTTTTTGACCAACATCACTTCCTATTTGGTCCACAGGATCAAAGTATGGAAGAATCTATAAAACTAGCACACTCTACTTGGAAAACAAGAGTATTAACACATATGAGTTCATCAAAAACATTAGAAGATAAAACTAGTAGAAAAACAGCGCATGCTGATTATATCTATGAGGAAATTAAAACTTATGGTCTTGATTTTGATACGGAGATTGAGGCAAAGGCTAAAGATTTAGCTGTTATTAAATATAGAAAGGAATTTATTTAATATCACCCAAGATATGTTCTATTTTTTTATCTCTAACTTCATACTTTTCAGTTATATCAGCATACCTAATAGTATAAAAACTAGTCATTTTAGATATATCTGCGAACTTAGACACTTTGTATATTACAAACTTCTTCCATTTACCATCTTCAAAGAATTTATCTAACTCTTCTTCATTATCAAATGTATCAGATTTTGTTTCATAAGTCTTCACAACAATAGAACCATCCTCAACTTTAATGATATTAAAAGCTGGTAACTTTGACACATATGATATCTTATCCCAATATTTATCAAGAAAGTCACCTAACCAAAGTGATGTATTAAAGGTTGCTAACCTAACATTAATATTTGGTCCGTTATTACCCATTTCACAATTTTCAACTAAATATTTGATAGCTTCTAAATTATATTCAGATATTGGGAATACGGATAGTTCTCTCTTAGGACTTACAGCTTTAATTTCATTTACAAATACATCAAACATCATATCTCTTAATTTCTATTCCAGCTTCTATTAAAAAGTCTAAACCAGATGTGTCTTTATATTCCACAATATAAACTACCTTTTTTATACCTGATTGTAATATTAATTTAGAACATTCTCTACAAGGTGAATGTGTTTGATATAAAGTAGCACCATCACAAGAATGTCCATGTCTAGCACATTTCAAGATAGCGTTTGCTTCTCCATGTATAACACTCCAACTTGTTGTGCCATCTTCTATCTCACAAGCATTATCGAAGCCTGTGGGTGTTCCATTATAACCATCTGATATAATCATACCATTCTTAACTATAAGAGCTCCTACCTGTTTCCTTGTACAATGTGAGAGGTTTGCCCATTCTCTAGCCATTCTTAAATATGTTTTCTCGTATCTTTCTTCTTTACTCTCCATCAAATATTCTTTTAATTTTCTCTTTTCTGAATTCTTACTTTGATATATTTAATATATTTTTTATAGCCCAATCTGTACTAATATACTGTTCACCAGTCTTCATTAATTCCTTCATTAATTCCCACTTAGCTCTCATTAAATATATTTTTAATTTTTCTCATTCTATTCATAGCCATCATTGTATTATATAGATCTTTGGTTATATCTCTAGTCATTCTTCATAGTGAATTTAGTTTATCGTTAATAGAGTCAGGGATAAAATCATTCTTTGATCGAATGTTAGTTATATTATCTCTTATGATGGATTCCATTTGTAATTGTTGTGTATATGGTACTCTTGATTTAACATCTATGATAAATGATTCTATCGTAATTGATTTTATTTATCCTATCAGATTTCTTATTAAATATATTATTCAAAGCATCATTAAAAACCTGACTAGTTATGATATAATTAGACTGACTTCTTAATGATGCTTTGTGTATTTTATTAGAAGCATCTAATATTTTATCTATTAAATCCTTATTCAAAAAGTTTTAGTTCTTTTTATTTATTTGCATTATACTAAGGTCTAATGGAGTTTTTCTACCAAAAATAGAAACGTTAACTTTAACTTTATCACCATTAATACTCTCAATAGTACCAACCATTGTATCAAATGGACCATCAGTTATAGTTATATCTTCCCCAACAATAAACAAATCACTGATATCAAGGTCCTTTTGTTCTTCTTGCTGACCTATAATTCTATTAATTTCCTTTTCTTTCATAGGTTTAATACTACCATCTCTCTCTGTTAAGAATCCAGTAGCTCCATCACACCCTCTTAGGAAATATTTCAACTCACCAATAGAACTAGCCTCTACAAAGATATAACCAGGGAACATTATTTTGTCTCTTACTACCTTTTTACCATTTTTAAGATTGTAAACTTGTTCTAATGGAACAATTACTTCACCAACTGAACTTTTCAATTCAGGTTCTTTTTTTATTTTCTCAGAAACGCTTTTCTCTCTATTAGATTGTGTTCTAATAGTATACCATTTCATTGTTGTTGTGTCTTGTATTTCTCTTGTTTTCATTTTCATAATTAATTTATTAATTTATTCTTCTTAATATACCTATTAACTTTACTACATAAAGGTTGTAAGTTTGTATAGTGATTTAACCTTATTATATCTTCCTCTGTCTTTGCTGTTGATAGAGGGATTATGTGATCAACATCCCATCCATGGTTTAACTCACCATTATATAACCCCCCTATTATCCCAATTCATCCATTCTTCAAATTTATATTCCAGATACAATTTAAATTCTTCAAATGAACAACATAAAATGTTTTCTGTTTTAATATCCTTTTTAATATTCTTTCTTGTGAACCCAGACATAATCAAACCCCTCATATAATGAGTTAATTTATACATTTCATCATTTTCCAATCTCATTCTTTTATATTTAACATTAGATTTTATAATATCTTCTTTGTTATTTTCATAATACTTACTATTATATAATTTCTTACTTTCTTTACTTACTTGATAGTAATCTTTCTTCTTTGATAAAATCACTTCTTTGTTATTTTGATAGTAATCTTTCTTCTTTAATAATCTTTCTTCTTTGTTATTTTGATAGTAATTGGTATTAATTTTTATAATATCTTCTTTGTTATTTTCATAATATTTCTTATGATATTTTTTCATCTTGTCCGGATTATTTATCCTAAATCTATCATAAGCTTCTTTTCTTTTACATTTTTTACAAATATTAGATTTTTTACTAAATTCCGATTCTTCTTTATCAAAAAGACATTTTACACAAACTACCATGAAGAATTTTATTTTATATATTAAAATTAAACTCCTCTTTTATAAATTATAACTTCATAAGTTTTTTATAATATAAAAGCTCTTCTTTTATAAAATCAAAATGATTTTCAATTAAGTAATGTAAGTCTAAATCTTTAACCTTTAACTTCGTCAAAAGTAATTTAAAATCTTTATTTGGTATAATTGGCTTCTCTTTAGCACTTTTAGACCAAAACCAATTAGGGTATGATTTATTTAACATAAAATAATACCATAAGTCCATAGAAGATACTTTATCTATTAACTTAGAGTTAAGAAGTTGTGATTTATCTGGAAACTTTTTAGAAAAGTATCGATTGAATATAAAGAAGTTTTTCTCTTTATCCTCATCACTTATCTTCACCCACTCACTTTTATTTCTAAACATTGCATTAGCAACATCAATTAATTCTGCCATTTATAATATTTTATTTAATGAATATTCTCTCCACATTTGTGGATTTAACTCTCTAACAAAATCAACCCCAAATAAGTATATTAATTCATCAGTTGTTGGTTCTCTTTTAAATTTATTCTTTTCTGTTATAATAAACCCATTCTCTAATTCATATTCAATTTCACCAGTTATTGGATTATATAATGTTCTTTTAATCTCACTCTTTTCAGTATTTTGTAATTTAAGCAAGAGTTGATTTACCCTTTCTGGTAAATCTTGACTATCAGGATTATTACTAATATAATCCTCACAAAACAAACACATTGTATCTGACAAATGCTTATTCATAATACCTAAGTTCTCCATTATAGGAGTAGGAGTCCACTTCTTAATTGCTTTGTTTTTGTCCATGTGTTGTTTTCATTTTATTAACCACTTCTACCGGTAGACTAGATAATCTCAGATCTATTAACCTAAAGTTAGATTCTATATTTTCCACAATCACTTCTATATTACTTTTACTTAATTTCTTTTTTTCACAAATTAAATCAGCTATATTTTCATTTAAGTCTGGATCATCAAAACTCATTTCCCCAAATTCAACCAAATATTCATCATAAATAGTTTGAGCACCTTTAGATCCAATACCCCTTTTTCTACCATTTTTAGTAACAGACCAAACAGATCCTATATTATCGGACTTATCACCAGATATAATCTTAACCATTAATGATTCCATATAATCTATCTCAATAACTTCATACTTTTTGATAAACCCATTTAAGAATCTCAAAAATTCAGTATTATCATTTATATTAAAGATATCATCATTTGGTATCTTTTGCACTTTGTTAATAAAGCTTTGATAGTTCTTTGGTAGAAATAACTTTTCCTTATTATACATTTCATTAGTCATCATATTAATCCAAAGTGGATCAAAGCTATGCTTAACTATTTGTTTAATATCATAATCATTTGATACTATAAGTGTTGATCTTCCTTCACCATTAGCCTTTTCACACAAATATGCTATCCAATCATCACCTTCTATATGTGGTGCTTCAAGCACTTCCATAGTACCAACCATAGACTCCTTGAACTCACCATAAGCTTCATAAACAAACTTCCAATCAATATCAGTATTTTTCTTTCGAGTACCTTTATACTCATTTATATATTTCTTTCTCCAGGATTTCTCTTTGGAATCAGATACTAAGTAAATATTAGCAAATGGGTACCATTTTTTATATTTAAGCATAGAGTTTTCTAATGCTTTGTGTAACGCCCCGTAAAGTAAATTATTTTTGTGTAAAGTAAAAACCAAACGACTAAGAATGTAATTTCCATCAATTATTAAATCGCAATTCATAAAATTCTTTTATTTAGAATTTATATAGTAGAATGTGAATTAAGTTTGATTTCTAGTCGTGATAATCTCTTCGATTTTCTTGTCCCTCTCTAGTATTATGAATTTCTTTTTTATGAATTCATCTATTTCCTCTGGTATATTAACTTGTTGTTTAACTAAATCATCATAAAATGGCTTACCCATTATATTGATACATGCTATCATCATAGCAATTGTTGGGTCTTGATATCCCTCAATTTCAAATTCCTCACCTAAAATAAAATATTTAGCTTTTTGTGAATATATAAATGTATTATTAGTTGTTGTGGTTGTATATAGACTACCACTTGAATTGGTTATTGTTGAGGAAGTTCCACTATTTATAACAGATGTGTGTACTTGTTGACCGTTTAAATTTATAAATCCCATAAGAATTATATGGCTTGCTTTATTAAAAGTTTTATTTAAGAACTAAGTGTGGAGCCGACCAAACAGATTCGGATTTAGCAAATTTAACAATCTCACTTATAGCAGAATTTCTATTATTAGTAGATAATGAAAGTAACCAATCAATGAATATTATAGATTGTAACCTTGAGTTTTCATTGTTTAATAACAAACCATCTCCTGAGATATCTTCATTAAATATTAGTTTAAGCTTTTTATTATTTATAGTTATACCACCTTCTTTTTCTAAAGATTTTCTTATTTCTTCCTTATCAACACCTTTCCTTATAATTTCTTTCTTTTCTCTAAGATCATCTGGTAATAAATGATTTATCATAGAACCAGCCTTACCACTAACATAACCAGACCCAGGAGTACCTTTAACTTCTATTTGAATAGATGATTTATTACTAGAATCGAAAGTTCTTATATCAATACCAGATCCTTTTTGCCATCCTTTACTACCTTTAAATGAGAAGTCTATCTTGGCTGTTTTTCTACCGTTTGTGTTTGTTGGTGATGATCCCTTAACATCAAAATCGTTATACTTGTTTATAATTTTCCTATTATCTGAATTTATATCATATAACCTAGGTGTATTTTTAGATTGCTTTAATGAAACACCAACAATACCATATCTATTAGCCATTGACTTATATAAATAATCATTTAAATCATCTATTGAATCAATTTCATTTTTATCATAAAATCCACTATCATCTAATGTATCCTCATCAAATACTATCCAAATATCACTTGGGTTCCATTTAGCTATATTTGTAAATTCCGGCATGTTGTAGAATCCATATTCTGATAAGTCAGCACCACCTTCTTTTTCAATACCTTTTCTAGTAGAAATCTCATCCTTTAAATATGAAGTAGCCATCATATTTATCAACATATCTTTATGGTTTTTAATAACATAAGATACTTTTGAAATATTTTCACCCAAATAGTTTATTAATAATTTACAATGTTTTTCCATGTTCTCTATAACCAACTTCTTAGTAGGGTCAGTAATAAAATCCTCATACATTTTATTAAAATCACTTGGGTTATCAATTGACATAGTAGCATCTTCACCACTATAATCCATAAGTATCTTACCCCTATTGGAATGTATATCTAATTCTATTTGTTTTTCTTTCCAAGTTTGAATTGATAACATAATTATAAATGCTGTTTCTCTGAAATAATCACCTCTTTTGGAACCACCACTTCTATTCATTTGCCTTACCATATTACTATTAATACCCTTTTTAGCAACGGCCCAATTAAAATCAAAATCATCTGATACTACTTTATAAACCATTAATTGGTCTCTTGTTGAAATACTTAACTTAGTCTTCAACTCTGATAATTTCATTTTACTAAATGATGATGATTTAATCCAAAGTATTTCTTCATCATCACCAGGAGTTTCATCAGAAAACTCAAACTTTATAGTAGTTGAATCAATATTTGGTGATGTGGAAAATTTCATAACCTTTGATCTACCATTTCTCGATAGTTGGTAATCAACTGATGTCTTAGAATCATCAAGGGTTGCTTCAGTTAGAAACTGATTGTAGTTGTAAACATTATTCATCTTCATATATATTAATATTATGAAGTCGAATTACAGAATAATATTAATTTGTATATCTCTATAAAGTGTCTTATAATCTTCTCTTATTTCACCTTTATATTCAAAGGATGATTTATTAGACCAGTAATCATATTCAGATCTATTAACCTTTATCAATATTTGATCATAACAATCTTTTATTAACTCAATACACTTCTCTTTGATACACCACTTAACCATATTATCAATTATATCAAATTCTATTTTTTTAAATCCTTCGAAAAATGGTTTTTGTATATAGGAATATAAGTAATGTTTTATTACGGTACTGTGTATATCTTCTTCAAATATACCTTTTGGATTGGATAAAAGTGGGCTTGTAAAATAGAATTCAATACCACCTTTTATCAACCATTTAGTTAATTTTAATATTTGTCTGGATATTTTATTATCAAGAAACACATAAACAATATCATTTTCTATAAAAGCAACTGGTATATGATCGTAATGTTTATACATTAAGAATTTATTCTTAACCACCCATTCACAACCAATGGTTGGTATAAATTTTAGTGGTATTATATCATTTAATTCCATATTCTTTTAACATTTTAAGAAATTCTTTCTTAGCTCTTTCCCTTGTACCTTTTTTATTATTATCTCTCCAATAACACTTACCTTTGTTAGTTGAATACTTAACCTTGTGTCTTGTATCATATCTATCAGTTGTGTGACTTTTAAATTGAAAGTGTGTTTTTGTTCCGATATAGTCAGTTAATGTTGGGTATTTATGTTTAATATCATTAACATCATGAAAACCCCACCAGGATAGCTCATAAGAAACCATTCGTTTTATCCTACGAATAACAATAGTTTCCTCTTTATATCGGCGCCAGGCACGTGTTCTCATGTGGCAAATATACGGAAAATTACTTTAATAACTCAGTTTTTCTTAATGCGGAACTTTTACCAAACCAAATATTAAGAGAATCTCCCGAAACATCATCTTTGGTTATGAGTGTTAGTCTAGGATTATTGATAATATCCTCATATTCATCATCAACAAGAGCGGCTAAACCCTTCTTATACTTTATCTCATATTTCTTTAGGTCGTTTTTAGATTCCCATTCATTATACTCAGTTTGATTATAGAATAATATCTTTTTTTGTGACTTCAATCTTGGTATAGCAACCACAATTGGTGTTTCAACCTTATATAACATTCGTCTTTCGAACATATCTGGCCAATATTTATAAAAGAAGTTTATTAAAAGTGCGGCAATTGCGTTACCATCAACATCAGCATCAACATATAGAAGAACTCTACCATATCTAAGTGATTTAAGTTCAATATCATGTCCCAACTTCAACCCAATAGAGGCCATTAAGTTAACTGCTTCTGTGTTTTGTACAAGTTTACTACTTGATATATCTGAAACATTTATAAACTTACCTTTAAGAGCAAATGCTCCCATTGATTGAGAATCTCTATATTTTCTAAATGCACCAGCCGCAGAATCACCCTCAAATAATCCTAGTGAGTATTTCCACCTATCTTTACCCTTAGCATCAATAAGTTTTTCAACCTTTATTTTAGATAACTTTTTATTTAGATTTCTTTGTAATTTATTCTCATCAGCATTTTTCTTTTGCTCAATCCAATCTAGTATAGAGTTAACTATCTCAGATTTTAATATAGATTGTACCATCTTCTTGCTAATTTCAAAAGAAGTACCAAAATCCTTAATTTCTGTAATTAATTTCTCCTTTGTTTGTGATGAAAATGATGGGTTAATAACAGTAGAGTCTAAGAATAGGAACATATGGTTTCTTAACTCAGATGGTTTAACATCTGTTTTGTGTTTTTTTAAGAAGTATTCTCGAAGATCTACTATTATCTGATTCATTATATAATCAACGTGTGTTCCACCGTCATAGGTCTCAGTTGAGTTAGCAAAACTAACTTGTTGAAATCCATTTTCTGATAAAGCAACACCAACAGACCAACTATTACCTTTCTTAGTCTCAAAGAAGAAGTCTTCAACATACAATTTTATATAATCTTCAAATGATTTGAAATTAATAACAGACCCATTAAAGTAAATCTTTATACCAGTATTACAAGCGGCTAAATCATATACTCTTTTCTCAATCATTTTATAATGAGATTCATCTAAACCATCCATTCCAAATTTTTCAAAATCAGGTTCGAATGTTATTGTAGTATGACTTCTAGTTGCCTTTTTAACTTTAGCAGTTGTTCTATCTCTCATATTATTACTGAATGTTTGTGTAAATTGGTTTTTACCATCACAAGTTTCCACAGTAAATTTATTTGAGTATATGTTTGTTAGTGTCGATCCAACACCATTAGTCCCTGCCCAAGATCTTTCTTCCTCATCATTGAAGTTGGCACCGGCTTTAAGATTTGAGAAAACCATTTCTGGTATCCATTCTTTATGTTCTTCGTGTTTAACAACTGGTATACCACCATTATCCCAAATAGATATTAAATTCTTACTTCTATCTATTGTTACTTTAATTATATTAAGCTTAGATCCTTTTCGTTTACTCTCATCAACAGAGTTAGTTATTATCTCATCAAATATTTTGAGGAAACCAGGATTATATGTTATTTCTTTTTGAATTGCTTTATCATCTTCAATTAACCACTTACTAGCTGTGTGTGGTTTTATAGAACCGATATACATCCCAGGTCTTAATATAACGTGGTCTATATCATCTAATTTTCTAAATTTCTTATCTATTGACATTTAATTTCTTTGAATTTAGTTTATATATAGTAAAATAAAAACTTTGTTTATTTAAAATGGAGTTCTGATATCTTTCGATCTCGTTAATATACAACTAGGAGATTTTAATAAAACTTATTTGGTAAGATGTTTTTGATTTAATAAAACTAAGATGTATTGGTTTTACTTCTCTATTATCATGAATTGCTTTAACCTCATATCCATTTGACTTCATATAATTAGTTATATCATCTAAATTAGAATCGATTAATTCTTTATCATTATCTTTGTAGAATTCCTCAAAATCATTATTTTCAATATATATGTATATAACTGGTGTTTTAGAAGCTTTAGCATGTGTCATTGATGTGAAATCAGAATTTGTGTGATAACCCATATCGTTAATCTCTATTAATTTATCATTAATAAATGAAATATCACTTTTCATAGTATTTATAACATCATCACCATAAAATTCTTCAATACTAATATCCCAGTTATTTGATTCTTTTATTTTATCATCATAAATTTTATACCAATGAAATGATATACTCAAAACAGATGGCCAGTTTTTATCAATCCAAGATAAACTTTGATCTCTCATTCTACCATCTGGTCGTATATAGAATTTCTTTTCTAGACCACCACCAAGATTATAATATAAATGTGAATACCAACCCAATTCTCTCATATATTGGTATATCCTATCTAAAACTTCTGATACATCATCTGTAAATCTGAACCTCTCATAGTCTAATCTATGTATAACGTATTCTATTTTATTATCATCAGACTCACTATTAAAATTAAATAGAAATCCATTATCCTCTAATTCTAAGCATATATCTCTTAGAGTAGAAACAATAATTTCTTTATTTGATTCGAAAATTTTATATGATTTTAGATACTTCATTCATTTTCCATTTTATTAAGTCTAGTATAGTAATCCGGAATTTCTCTAAGATGAGCTTTTGCTATTTTTTCATAAAATGTTCTTTCCGACCAGGGCATTCCAACTTCGATAAAGTTATCATCCACCCATTTTCTTAAATCATCAAAAACATCACCATGTTCAGATTCTATCTTAATACCCATTTCTAATTCCTTAGGATCAAATTCCTCTTTAGACTCGTTTATTTTATCTGTAAATTTTTTCATAACTTAGTTTTTAATTTGGATATCAGATATATTATATAACATAATATGCCAAGAATAAAATATTATTGTTCTCATATCCTTTAATCTTTCATTAATGGTATCTTAGGACTTACTTCAAATTTATCATTTAGATACATTTTTAATTCATTCTCTATATAATGTTCTGGAACTTCCATAGATGGATCCATTTTAGACATCCTATCAGATAATTCTATTGAAAACTGATGTAATACATCAGGACGTATAGCCTGTACTAATCTATCAGAAACAACAAATGCTCTAGTAAATCTATCTTTAGTATTTATCTCACCCTCTGCTATCTTCATTGAACTTTTTATAACCTTATTTAAGAAAGTATTATAGTTATTACCAGGATCTTCTAATATTGGCTTCATAATCTTATTAAATGCTCTAGTTGATCCGAATAAGAATCCAGCTATTGCTATTATTGGAAAGAAAGGAGATAAGGCCATTGGGGTAACCCTATGTATCATCTTAACAACACCAACTTTTAGTGCTGATCTTTTCTTAGCTGTTTGAGCATCTTTGAATAGGGCATTTAACATACCAAATGTGAAAACTGTACCATTTTCATTTAAATATTTACCAAGATTACCTCTATGTGCATGATATAAGTGTGTTTTAATATCCTTCTTAGTAACACCCAGTCTCTTTAATTCAGCTTTAATATTTTTATCATATTTCTCTTGAATTAAAAACTCATCATATTTTTTAATAGGATTCATACAAAAAACAAACTATACTTTTTACTATATATAAAACTATGATGACAGAAAAAACGATTTCAGATTTTTTATCTGATGAATACAAAGAGTTTGCGATGTATTCTATTGAAGGTAGAGCAATGCCTTCTGTGATTGATGGGTTTAAACCTACTCAAAGAAAAGTTATACATATTTCTAACCAAATATGGAAAACTGGTAATGAAAAAACATTAAAAGTTTTTCAATTAGCTGGTAAAGTAGCATCTGATGCTTTTTATCACCACGGTAACACATCACTTGAAAACTCCATTGTAACAATGGCTCAAAAGTTCAAGAACAATGCTGCTTTATTAGAAGAGGATGGTCAATATGGATCACTTAGATCCCCACAACCAGGAGCACCTAGATATATCGGTACTAAATTAAATGAGAATTTTAGATTAATTTATAAAGATTTTGAATTATTAAACTATAAGGAAGAAGAGGGTGAGTCAATCGAACCGGAATTCTTCCTACCAATAATACCAACTGTTTTATTAAATGGGTCATCAGGTATTGCTGTTGGATTTGCATCGAATGTATTAAATAGAAATGTAGAACAACTAATAGCTTCTTGTGTTAAAGTATTGGATGGTAAAAAGATAAAGTCTATTAAACCATCATATGCTGAGTTCACAGGTGAATTTATACAAGATGAGGAAAATAATAAGAGGTGGATAATAAGAGGAACTTTTGAAAGAGTAAATACATCAACAGTTAGAATAACTGAACTACCACCTTCGATGACTTATGAAAAGTATGAAGAACATTTAGATAAACTATCTGATAATAAGGATATTGTTTCTTATGATGATAACTGTAAAGATAATATAGATTATACTATAAAGTTTAATAGAAGTATATTAGGAGATTTGGATGATACCAAACTTAGGAAGTTATTAAAATTAGAAGAATCTTCTACTGAAATATTCTCAACTCTTGATGAGTTTGGTAAGTTAAAAATATTTGAAACTTGTGAAGAGATTGTTGAATATTTTGTTAATTTTAGATTAACTTATTATCACAAAAGAAAAGAATATCAACTTGAGAAGTTAAACAGAGAATTAAAGATATTAAGTAATAGAGGTAGGTTTATAAAAGCTATACTTGATGATAAATTAAAAATAAACAATGTCGCTAAAGCACAAATAATTTCACAAATTGTAGATATGGGCTTAGAAGAGATTGATGACTCGTATGATTATCTTTTAAGAATGCCATTATATTCATTAACAAAAGAGTTATTTGATAAATTAAAGAATGACTTCTCTAATAAAAAAGAAGAAATTAAGATTTTGGAAAATACTGATCCGAAAGATATGTATAGAACAGACTTAGATGATTTGAAAAAGAAATTCAAATAAATCACATAAAATACCAATAATCTTCTTATATTTGTAGAATGAAAGATGAACTATTAAAATTAATACAAGAGAAATCACCAGGGGCAAAACCTCTTTACCTTGTCATACGTGGGTCTCACGCTTACGGTACTAATATTGAAAGTTCTGATACTGATTATGCTGGTGTATTTATTCAACCAATGAATGATATTCTTGGTGTGAATTATAAAGAACAAATCAATGATGATACTCAAGATACTGTAATCTATGAAGTTCGTAGATTTCTTGGTCTACTTGCTAGTAATAACCCAACTGTTTTAGAATTACTTAATACACCAGAGGATTGTATTATCTACAAAGACCCTATTTTTGACCAAATATTAGAAAAACGTGATGAATTTATCACTAAAGGATGTGCTAGTTCATTTGGTGGATATGCACGTCAACAAATTGGTAAGGCTAAGGGTCAGAATAAAAAACAAAACTGGGAAAAAGACAAAGTAACTCGTAAGACACCATTAGATTTTTGTTATCTACTTTCTGGTGAAAAGTCTATACCACTCACACAAGTACTCGAAGATAAAAAAATGGATCAAAAGTTTTGTGGATTATCAAACGTACCACATAGTAGAGATACATACGCTTTATTTTATGATTTCAAATTATCTAAACTTCCTTTCCCTGAAATAGTTTCAGATAAGAATCAAGGGTTTAGAGGAATCGCATTTGAGGAATCTAATGAACTTAGATTAAGTTCAATTCCAATAAACTGTCCTAGTGATTACTTCATTGGTCATATATCTTATAACAAGGATGGATATTCACAACACTGTAAAGATTATAACTCTTACCAAACTTGGTTAGAAGAAAGAAATGAGGCTAGATGGGTCGATGTTAAATCTCACGGTCAGAAAATTGATGGTAAGAATATGATGCACTGTGTTCGTCTAATGGGTATGGCTCGTGAAATAGGAGAAGGAAAGGGTATTATTACAAGACGTGATAATGCTAAAGAACTTATCTCTATTAGAAGAGGTGAAGTTGATCTACAAACTTTAATTGATGATGTTGAATCTGAAATTAAACAGATTGATGAAATTTACAAAGAGTCCAATTTACCAACAAAAGTTGATGGTGAAATGGTTAATGATTTAATCATTAAAATAAGAAAAGAAGTTTACAAAATTAAATAAATAATATATGAATATTTTACAAATTCTAATTGTATTTTTTGCTGGTTTAGCTATCGGTGGTATGGTATATAAAGTTATATCAGAGTGGTATAATAAAATTAAGAAGGATGTTATGTTAAAAGGCATAACTGAACAATTCAAACAAATTTTATCAAATATATCAAGAGGGAAATCTGAATTTAAAAACCGTGTTAATAATACGGTTTTTATTAAATCTGAGTTAAAGGATCATGGAGAAGTTGATATTGTTTATATGATGGATAGTAAGGATATAGCTATATTTCAAAAAGAAAAGTGTATTTATACATCATCATCAATAGAAAGTAATGTTACTGATGATATCGTATTTACTATTGAGAAAAGATATAAAAAGCAAATAAATGATATTGTTGAAGTATTGGGGTTCAAGTTTTATAGACCAGATTTTGAAAAAACATTTAATATAAATCCAGATCAGATGAAGGGTATGAATCAACCATCTGATATTGAAGTGATTCAACAAGAAAATGATTCCAGATTCGATATTGATGATATTTTGGATAAAATTGGTAAAAAAGGAATGGATAGTCTATCAAATGAAGAAAAGGTATTTCTAGAAGATTATAGTAAAAATAATGGATGATAGGGAAATAAACATTGATCCTTGGGTTATTATATCACAAATTACCGAATATGAACATCATACTTTAATTTGCTTTGTTACCATAATAACAGAAGTTAATGATAACTATTTTTATCTAAAAGATGATATTGAAAATATAAAAGACGTTTCTAACATGCCAAGATACATAAAAGAGGATTGGTTAAATTATAATAAGAAAGAAATTTCAATACCTATTATTAATACTCAAATAAAGAATTTGGAAAAGATTCTAGAGAATAGAAGACCTTATGATCCAAAAGATGATGAATCTTTAACACAATTGATATCAATACGTAGGGATTTAATTATCAATGGTATCATTTAATGTGAATGCTAAATCGAATGATGATATCCAACTGATAGATGTTAAAGATTTAATATACTTTCTCATAGAATCGATATCTTTTACCCAAACTGGTTTATTTTTACGTATATAGATATTAGATAATTCACAATCATACCTACTTTCAAAATGATCAATGGTTAATTTAAATTCCTCATAAAAATCATCACTGAGATGAAATTCTGTATTTTTATGAGGCTCTCTATCCATAACCAATCTAATTGACACCGCACGTTGAGGGTTATTCATATCTAATTCATTGTGATCTCCAATGATATCTTTATCACCCATTGAAGCTATATCACAAAGGTGTACGTCATGAAATATAAATCCAAGATCTGATACTGATAAGAAAATTTCCTCAATATCATCAATATTCATATTTGGTGGGAAGTCAAAGTTCTCAAATAGTTTAATATACTTCATAGTGTATATATATTAATAAAATTTCGTATATTTGTATCATGGATAATTTAAAAGAAAGAATTGAAGATAAGTTATCACAATACACACCTGTTGGTGAGGCACTTTGTCAAGGTAGTTGTGAAACAGAAGTAATTAGAGACAAAACAGGAATTGTTATTGTTTGTAATTGGTGTAAAAGAACTGTTATTGATAACAGAGACTAATGGATTTTATACAAGGTATAATACCATCAAATCTTGTTGTAACAAATTACTACGCTGTTATAAATAGTTTTAATATACCACTTTTTAGAGGTAGATTTGATGATGATGGATTAACTGATACATTAGAGTTAGATGGTGATGAAGTTATTAGAGTAAGATGGTTTAAACCTAAAACAAGTAATACAATTTACACTTATATAGATGGTTATTATAAAAATGACGAATTTTTTAAAGTAGAGCGTGAATGACCATTAATCATAGCAATTGAATTGTTTTGTGGGTTTATGTATCCTGGTGATAATATAGCACACTTTGCACATATCGGTGGAGATCTAACAGGAACACTATTCTATTTTGCTAATAAACTTATCAAAAAATGAAAAACAGATTATTAATATTAGACTTAGATGAATGTTTATTTCACTCAGTTTATGAGAGTGAAATAAGTAAACAGAGTTATGATTTTATAAAGAACTCATTTGATGTTTTAGATGGTATGTATAGAACTATGTTTCGACCAGGTCTAAAAGAATTTATTGAGTTCGCATTTGAAAATTATGATGTTGCTATTTGGACAGCGGCTGGTAAAGACTATGCTGAATTTTTAGTTGATAAAATGAATATTGATGTTACTAAATTGAAATTCTTTTATAGTGAGAAAAATTGCACACCACAATATGACCATGGTGAGGGATGTGGAATGGGACACTATGTGTATAAGAAAAACATTTCCAAATTGAGTAAAAGGGGATATGATATGGAGAGAGTATTGATGGTTGATGATAAACCAGAGCATATTGATTCATATGGTAATGTTATTAAGATGCCTCCTTTTTACGGAGATACTGATGATACATACCTATTTAAATTAATAAAATACTTAGATAAAATAAAAGATGAGCCTAATTTTAGAAAAATTGAAAAAAGAGGCTGGTCTAATAATAAATAAACTTATGAAAATATTATTAACATCAATTCTATTACTATTATCAATATTTACATTTTCACAATGTAATGATACTATAATTTCACCAAATGCTTTCACACCAACAATGAGCACGAATAGTGAGTTTTACCCAACATATATAAACTCTTATACAAGTTATAAACTTTCAATTTATAATCGATGGGGTATGTTAGTTTTTGTTGGTGATAAGTGGAATGGATTATATAATGGGAATTTGTGTGAAAGAGGTGTTTACCTTTATGAGGTTGTTGCTTATGGGTCAGAATGTTCTAAAATATTCTATGGGACAGTATCTCTAATTAGGTAAATTAATATTATTTCCTTATATTTGTCTCTATGAAACCAAGTAGAATAGAAGAACATATTGACAAAAAAATTCAAGCATTATTGGAGGATGGTCACTCATACTCTGTTGTTATTGAGAATCTAAAAGAAAGCATAGAGAGGTTTAAGAAAAGAGAAGGGTTTGTTAGAATAAGCAAACGTTATTTATTCAATAACTGGATGCAAATAAAATTCAAAAAAAGATATACTACTTATTATGTTATGTATTCCATAAAAAGATTACATGATATGGAATGGATTGTTAAGAATGGTGATAAATTCCCAACGTTCCAAAGAACTAAGATGTTTGGACTTATTAAATTAAAAGATAAATTAACTGAACAAAAGTTATCATGTTAGATTTTTTCATAAGTTTACAAATAGATGATGATTTTGGTGTGCCCCAATACAATGCTTGGGGTGGGGTAACAACTCCTTATATACCAGATGGTATTTCATCTATGACCGCTGATTTCGCTCGTGTGGATCCTAGTATATTTAATAAAAAAGACTTTTTCAAACCAATTGAAGCTATTATAAATAATGGTGTTCTAATAAATGATTTAACATTACAAGATATTGAAAAATTATTATCAGAATTTGGTAAATTTGAATTTGATTCAGATGTGTTTACATTTGATCCTGATAACTTTTATGACTTAGATACTGTATTTGTTGATATATCAAAAAGAGACACTAGGATAAGTGTTAGGTATCAAAATTGCCCCGTTAATTCTCTATACTTACTACAAGAGGGTAATGGTTTAAAAATTATAATAAGTCCATTTACTAAAAATTATTATTCAATTGAAGAAGTACAATGGAATGAGTTTATGGAGTACTTAAATAAAAAAATTGGAACATCTGAGCTAAGAAATATTAAATTAAACCAAATTCTTAATGAAGACACAGATAAGTCGGTTAATTTAATAAGACAATTGAGATTCAAATTAAATAAAGATTCAAATTCATTTTTAAGTAGTGTTCTTGATTTTTATGAGAAAAGAGGATATTTAACAGATAAACAACATAAATCCGTAGCTAAAATGCTTTGGTAATTCAATACTTTTCCTTATCTTGTAGTATGGGAAAGAGAGAAATATTATGGTCAGTACTTGAGAAATATGATGGTATCAGCAAATTCAATAAGTTTTGCGACTCTATTTCTAAATTCATTCAAAATAAACAAAGTGATGATGATATAATTAATGTATATCAATCATTCAATGTTATCGATAAATCCGATATTAGTAAAATCAAAAGCACAATTGGTGATGATATAGACCTTTTTTTATTTTCTATTTAAACTTCATGTAACATCATGATACCTTAAACTATACTATCTGGTCGGTTTTTTATGTTACTTTGATATATGGATTTTTTATAGTTAAATAGCAGAAGGCGGCTTCTTCAATCTTTTGAACTTCCAATGTAGTTTTTCCCAATCTTTTATTTCTTGGTCTAATTTAACTACCTCTTCACCCCAATCTTGAAATTCTTCTTTCTTTCTTTCTATATCTCTTAATAAATCATCTATTTCATCTTCCCTATCTAAGAGTTTATCTTCTCTCTTTTTAATATCCTTTGCGGTTATTTCTAATCCTTTCTCTTTCTCAGTAACAGTTTTTAAATCTTTATCAATTTTTGATTGTAACTCAGTATATTTAATATCGATATCTTTAGATGATTCTAATATAGTTCTATCAAGGTTTCTTTCCTTTTCGTTAATATCTTGTAACTTATCTTGCACATCCAATTCTCTTTCTTTTAAATCTTTAGATTTTTCTCTGAGTGAATCTTCTTTACTATCTAAATCTTTAAGACATTCTCTATAATCTTCCTCTCTCTTCTCAACTCTGTTTGATCTAATTTCAAGTTCTTCTTCTTTACTTTTAATTCTCTTCTCTCTATTATTTAAATCAGATTCTTTACTTTCGATTTCTTTTAATCTATCTTCATCTACTTGTGCACCAGTATCAGTACTTTTAGCCATAGATGATAATATCATATCCTCCATAAACGGTATTAGCTTATTAGCTAATGTTTTTGGTGATGGTAATTTATTTGTTTTTATAAATGAGTGAATCTCTTCTTTCCAATCAACTACTTGAAAATATTGTGGATTATTATCAATTATATCTTTATCAACTAATATCAATTCATCTTTAATTTTATAATTATAGTTGTTTAGTATAGTACCAAGTTTTAATATGAAGATTTTCTTATCTGGACTAAGATATTGAAACTCTTTTATAACTTTATGTTTTATTTTCATAATAAATTTTTCAAATTTTAATTATATATAAAAAACCCTTGTTTTTCTTTCAATTTTACGTATATTTGTAATTATGACAAAGGGACAATTAGATAACCTTATTAATTTCACATTTAATTTCCATCAAACGATGGATATTAAAGTATTAGACTGTGATAAAGATTATCTAATTGAAAAATGGGATAAATATATTGGTATTAAACCAAAAGAGGTAAATATGACATATGAGTTTTTTTTAGAAAATAAATCATATTTTCATTTAGTTATACGTAAATGGTTTAATACATGGGATAAAAAGGGTGAAAACTGGTATGAAGTATTACCTATAATTAATTTCATAAACGAAATTAACCTATTGGATCCTAGTGGTAGATTTAATGATATAATGACACCAGAAGATTTAATGTCATTATTTACTAAACATATTGGTAACTTAGAAGAAATTAATAAAAGAGAATATAATTGTTTACATCGCCTAGTTAAACAGAAGGTGGAAACTTGGACAATGAAATTAAAAAGAGAATATAATTTAGCATTAATAATAAATTAGTATAAGTCAGAGAAGCTATCGCCGGTCCCGTAAGGGTGTAAATCTCATTTATAGAGATACTGGAGAAACCTCGACACTACTGAACCTAACGTGGGAGGCGGTCTTCGGATAGTCGTTAGCACCACGGAAGTAGCGACACGTACAGACCTAGGGTATCGGTTCCCCTTTGATGGTCGGGTTTGTGGCAATAGATAGATGATAGCATAAAGCAAAATGTTGGGTAAGCTCAACTTATACTAATTTTTTAATAAAAAATATATGAGAAAAGGAGACAAATTAATTTGTATAAATGAAATAACGAACATAATGAATATGCCACTCTTCGAGAAGGGTAAAACTTATGAAGTACTTTATGTAGATAATGAGGATGTAGAGGTTATGGTTTGTTTAAATCACATATTATATGCAAATGAATATAATAATTTCTCAGTAGGTTGGGTTAATAAAAATTTCAAATATGGTGGAAGATAGGTTAAATGGGGTAATGGAGTCACTATGTGGTGTCACCAATTCTGGTGCATTGGTATGGCGTGAGAAATCACCATCTTCTAAATATCGAACTCATAAGAGATCATTAACCGCACATGGAGAAGATTCCACTGAGTATGAAATGGAAGTAAAATATACATTATCAGATAATAAATGGGAGATAGAAAAATCACCATCTATATGGATTAGAAATAAAACATTACCAAATGGTAGTATGTATGTAACAACATATAATTGTAAATCTGTTGTATTGATAAGAGATTCTGTTAAAGAAAAATATTGTAGTGATATGAACCCATCTATTGAAGATATGGAGTATATATTATTTGATATAGAGAAGGGTATAAGCCTTTCCACATATAGAGATAATAAATTAAATCAAATTTTATGAAAAACGCCTGGAAACTATTTAGATATGGTGATACACCAATATATTTAAAAAGGTAAATTAGTAAATGGTATACTATCAATGACCATTAGCAATAACATCATTAATATACTCAATATACGTTTTAGATTATTTGCTTATATTATTTACTATAATATTTATTCTATCATCATATAGTGAAATAAGACCTAAGAATGGTGTAATAGAAATTGGTAAAAAATATTCTATTATAAGTGGTGTGGTTGATGTTGATTATTATAATAATTCAATGGGAACACCACAAGGTAAATATAAAAAGATAACTAAGTTTGATAGTGATTATTATTATCAATTGATAGGATCATATCCAGATGAAATGATAATTGAGACTATGGTTGAGTCGGATTGTGAAGTTGATAGAGTTGGTGAGTATGAATTTCATGCTATTCTAACAATGGTCGAGGGTGAGTATAATGAATATGGTAGAGCTACTATGAATGATTATTTGGAAATATGTCATATAAGATGGGATTTCATACAATCGTTTGAACAAAGAAATAGACAAATTAAATTAGATCAAGTATTGGATAATCTTGATATTTTCAAATTATGAAATTTACAAAAGAAGCATTAGTAATATCAACAGGAGAAATATTTGAAGTGAATTTTATCTATAAGAGTATGAAATTCACATTTGAATTGCCGGAAGAATTAAAATCTGTTAATTCAAAAGACACCACAATTGAGAATTATGTAAAATATAGTTCCGATGGTAGTATCTCTGCAACCTCACCGGATAAAGAAATGACAGAGAAAAAAGAACCCTATTATGTATTATCTAACGGAAATAAGTACTCAGAAAAAGAACTTATTGTAGGTTTAGACAATATAAGAGAATATAGGATAAAAAATATAATTGAATAATATGTTTATAATTGACACAAACAGAGAGGATGTATTGAAAGATTTCCCATTCATACAAGAATGGATAGATAATTCTCAGAAAAACTTCATTAAGAAAGAAATCGATGAATCAAAAATAGAGTTCTATTACTCTTATGGGTTTTTTGTACCCAAGGTTGAGAATAGGGAAGAACTATACACAGATATGTATGAGAAGAGTTCTAAGATGCTATTTGATGATAGACTAACCTTTGAGTTATCTAAAGTTCGTGTGAACATAACAATGAAGATAGGTAATTTTATATTATCAAATAGATTAGATAAGGGTAGTATACCTACAATTGTTGATCGTATTGTTAGAGAAATAACAAAAGTTAAGATGATTGTAGAGGGTGATTACCACAACAATCAAGATGTTATTGATTCTATCCCAGAGATAGATCCAGAGATAATAAAATTTGAAGCAGTTAAAGAAATTGTTAGTAAAGACTATAAAGATACACCTGATTTCAATATTGATTTGATACTTGATAAGATCAATAAAAAAGGAATTGAAGCACTTTCAGATGAAGAAAAGGAATTTCTAGATAAGAAAAGTAAAGACCTTTAATGAGTGAATATACAAAAATTGGTCAAGTTATAAAATATAAAGGTAAATTCTTTGGACATGACATTATTGATGGTAATTATGGATTTAGTAGATGTTGGCATGATGAAATAAAACATGCGATATTGTGGTGTGGTGATAAAGAAATTCCTTTAGATAGGATATACTGCCCATCTGAAATGAAAGAAGAATTACTAAAATCAAATATTATCAAATCAAAAGTAACAACAATATTTGAAATAGAAAAAAATGGATAACAATAAAATATACCAAGGAGATTCTCTTCAATTATTGAAAGATATGCCTGATAACTCAGTTGATTTAATTATCACTTCACCACCTTATGCAGATTTAAAAACCTATATAGATTTCAAAGGAATACTTGCTGATGATTATGTTGAATGGTTTTTACCATACTGTAATGAGATATGTAGGGTCATGAAACCCACTGGTTCTTTTATTTTAAATATAAACGATAAGGTAGAGAAGAGATTTAGACACCCATATGTTTTTGATTTAATATCAGAATTACATAAGAGAACAGATCTTAAATTATTTGAGAGATTATTTTGGAATAAAATGAAAGGACTTCCGAATAGATATAGATTTGGAGACAGAGTAGAATATTTATTTTGGTTTGCTAAAGATAAGAGTTTCTATTTTAATATAGATGAAATGAGAACTGAATATGCCGCGACATCTGTTGCTAGAATGAAGAAACCTTTGAAAAAAAGGTATGCTAGAGACGGTAAATGTGATGAATATAAATCTTGGGCACCAAACCCAAAGGGTGCATTACCAACTACATTAATAAACATTTCCTCGGAATCTAAAAAGATTGCTGATAATCATGTTGATGTTTACCCAGTAGAGTTAGTAAAATATTTTATAAACGGTTCTACTAAAGAAGGTGATGTTGTTTTAGATCCATTTATGGGTACTGGTACAACCGCTATTGCCGCAAAAGAATTGAATAGAAATTATATTGGATTCGAATTACAATCTGATTATATAACTATTGCTGAAAAAAGAATAACTGATAGTGATAAGGATATCAAATAATATCAATAAGATAATATCAATAAAGAAATATATTGTTGGTAAGGGAGATATGAATATAGATATCGATAGTTTTATTATTATACCAGGAGTAACTATTTATAATTCTATTTACCAAAGAGGTAATAAACTTATTTTTGAGGAACAAACAGGAGCACAATTGATTGTTGATTTCCTAACAGAAGGTGATGTTGATAGATTTTTTATCCAGATTAGTCGGGACCAAAAAATTGACCAAATTGTAAATTGAAAGCTTATTGTAAAAGGACAGTTATAAATGAGGATAATAAAATTAAATGGAGTCGAGATAAATATTATTTAACAATGACTCCGGATGATTATGAGATAGAAAATGGAGTTTATATTTATGTTCTAATGGAGAACAGACATCAGATGTTTAGTCCTTTATCAAGAAGGGATTTTGATAAGTACTTCATAGGAATAGATGAAATTAGAAGTGATAAAATTGATAAGATATTAGGATGATAAAGTTTTTAACTGATAAAGAGATAATGAAATGGAATGATGTAGTAAAAGACTATATTATAAAACCATATAGTGGTAATTACTCATCTTATCCGGATATTCTAATATTTAAAAATGAAGATAACCATTTCACTGGTTCTAGGATGGTAGAAGTACCAGAACCAAACATTAAGTATAATTTAACATTCTCAGTGAGTTCTAATAGAAGTTATTATTTCTTCGATATACTTGAAAATATATTAGGTGCTGAATTTTTAACTGTTTTGTCAGTTAGAGATAGTAATAATAATGAAAAACGCAGATCGATATTAATTGATGATAAAGTTTTGAAATCAAAAAAATCAGAAGAACATTGTGTTTTAAAAAGAGATTTTACAAGGTATACATATAAATTTGAGGGATCGTTAACTAGTATAATGGCTTATGTATCATGTATAACAGATACTATAAACTACTTTCAATTAATATGGGGATATGATGAGGATGGTAACGAACATTGTTTATTAGAATATCCAATTGGTACAATTGTTTCTAAACCAAGTGATAAATCAAAAGATTATTTAATACTAGAATATAATTATACTAAAAATACAAATGATGAGTTTAAGATAAAATATTATGCTTGTGAGATGTTAAATAGTGATTCAAGTGTTATACAGTATGGTGATTCTATGATATGTGAAGAAGATGAATTATGTTACAGTAGGAATAATAGAATTGATGATATTTTAAATTAAGAACCCCACTTTATCCATTTTCTAATGGAATTATCAGAAACTCCGTATTTTCTACCAGTCGCTCGGAATCCTATTTTATCAACACTTTCTAAAATTTTATTTAAATCCGGCCTATTGATAACTTTACGATTTATCATATTTAATTCAACTCTTTCCTTATTTATACAAACCCTGCATTTATTTTTACCTTTATCTATTAATTGTCCACAAAAACATTCTATGAAAACTTCAACCTTTTCATTTTTCATATTTCTACCACAGTAGGTTTTTGTTTGACTATGACAGTTAGGGCACAAAAAACAAAGATTTTCTAATCTATTATCATTATTTTTACCATTTATATGTTCCAGTTGTAATGTTAATCCACTACCCATCCAATCACCAACATTACCACACTTCACACATTTATATTCTTTTAATTTCAAATTAACCAATTTATATTTTAAACTTCGGTTTGATTTATATTGTGAATTTTCAACTAAAATTTCATCAATTGTATATTTTTGGAAATTTGTTTTTCTATTTAAATTGTTATATTTTGGCTTATCTATATTAAATAATCTCAATCTATCATTGAATCTATCATAGAGATGTGTGCCGGTACTTTTATATCCAATTTTTATAAGTATTTCTCTTATACTATCACAACTTTCTATTAAATCCAATATATCAGATTTAGATAGTTTATTAATTTTTGAAATCATCGAACTCCTTTTTTATTTTTATATATAAAAATATTTTATATATAAATTTGATATTTTGAAAAATAATCAATACATTTGTTATATAACGATTGAATAGTTTAATGTTAGAATAGGGAATTCTAAACTCCTTGGTATGGGTTCGATCCCCATTTCAGTCACAAAAAAGATTCAATGTATAATAGTGTAAAGTTTAATAGAAACGAAGAGTATTCGATGATGTTTAATTTTAGGTTCAAAAGAGAACCTAAAATTTGGACGATCGAACAAGTTCATGATTTATGATTACATTATTAAATCACAACTAACTGATAAATTTTGTAAATCATGTGTTGTATTAAAGATTGATGTTACTGATTTAAAATTAGAAGATGAATTTGAGTATTTGAATAAAAAATGGTATCTTTATTACCAATCAAAAGATGATATGAAGAAAAATAACTTACACATAACGGTTTGTGTAAGAACCGTTTTAAAACTAATATTGATTGAAAATAAAATTAAATAATAACCTAATAAAGTTGATTAGAGCCACAAATAAAATGGTTTTTACACTTTGTTATAAACTTTTAAAATTATGAATTATTACCTACAATGGTCAAGAGAAGAGCCCAAACATCCGAGTGAAGTTTATGATATTTCGTGGGAAACGGGATGGAATTGTGGTTCTATGATTTTCCCAAATAACATTTCGTTCGATGAGTGGAAAAAAGAGAAAGTAGATACGTTTGAAAAATTGAATCTTGAATTAAAAAATAATGGTAGAATAAAACAACTAAAATATTTGGATGGTAATAACCCATCTGAAATCGAAAAAGACGTAAACTTTATAGAGTGGTGTAAATAATTTTTATTGATTATAACGTGTTGTTGGAAATTATAAAAAGGTTTATTATGTAGAAGATAAAACTGTTTATGAATACTCTTTCAGTTATAATCACACTTTTAAATCATATAGAGTGTACTGATAGATTTATTGAAGGTGAGTGGTATGATGGTAGTTATGAACTTTGGTATGATGATGAAGATAGAAACAATAATATGTATCGATTGAATGGTCGTTGGAGAAGATATAAAGTTTTTAATGAAAGTGGTGTAGAAGAAGAAATAACAAAACCAATGATGCAAGCCATTTTCGAAATGGATATAGAAAAAATAAGAGAACAAAAAATAAAACAAATACTAAAAAAGTAAAATTATGGATAGTAATAAAGAAGTTACAAAAATAAAAGTATCGAATGAATTTGTCGATATTTATACAAATTTTAATGTTGTAACACAAGTAGAAAAGATGAAACAATTATCAAAGAGAGAGCAATTTCTTTTACTATTGGTTTGTTTGGATAAACATTCGGATGAAGATCCTGTTGTTGTACACAACTTTACTGACTTTAAAGATGAGTGTATGCAGATATTTGACATACAAGATGATAAAGAAACAGAAGATGAGGTTCTGAAAGAACTTATTAAAGAAACAGGTGATAAGTATATCGAAACTGATAACTTAATCTGTCAAAATGGTGATAAATTACCAACACCATTTACTAAGGAAGAGGTGAGAGATGCTAAAATTGATATCATTAATGATGGTGTATAATTTGGTATTTTGATATAAATTAACTATATTTGTAGAATAACTAAATAAAAACATGGAAGAAACATTCGATAATAAACAAAACTCAGAGGAAAACGAAACACCAATTATAATTGGTGACTTTAAACCAAAGAGAAAATTCTTAACTTTCGTATCAGCAGTAAATGGGTCGAGAGTTCGATTATTGCGTGATATTGCCTTTCTTAAAGGTGAGAAACTCTCTGGAGTTTTAGAAGGTGTTATTTTTAAAATAACAATTTGTGATGAAGGTACTATAAAATTTGAAGAAGAGGAAGGTACATCACAAACAAACCCAGCCCAATGTAAAAGACTACTTGATGATATTGATGAAATGGACGTTACGGGTTATGCCCAAAAGTTCGTTATTGGTGGATTAGAGTTTTCTGATATTGACGGTAATCGTTGCTACTTAGAAGTAGAACACCAAAAACCATTTGATAAACTAAAATCATTATTTGACGATATGGATAAAGAAACAGAAAAAGAGGAAGTTGTACTTTCCAATAAAGGACTTAGTGCTCTTGACGCATTACTTGGTATGACTAAAGATGAAGTAGTGGAAGATGAAGTAGAAACTATTGAAGTAGTGGAAGATGAAGTAGAAGTGGTTGTTGAAAAGGAACCAGTTACTAAATCATATATGGAAGAGCAATTCGAAAGAATGAATGCTGAGAAAGTGGTTGAGTTAAAAACGAGAGTCGGTGATAAACAAGATGATGTTAAAAAATATAAGAAAGAGATTTCATTTGCTGAATCTAAATTAAAAGAAACAGAAGATGCTCTTGGTATACTTGAAACTCGATTAGATAGTATGTATGATGGTGATGAGCCAAATGGATATGTATTCTTTGTATCAGAAGAGCAAAAGAATGAAACTGGCCTTGATGAAACTACAAAAGGAATCGCTGATAAGATTGCTGATTTGATGAATCTTAAAAAGGATGTTTTGTTTAAGTACTTAACTGGTTCTTTTTATAAAATAAGAATTAATAGTAAAGATGATTTCGAAAATATCGAAACAAAATTTGACAGAGATATTTTATCAAAAGTTGTTTCTATCGACCCATCTGCTAAAATGACACTCATTGGAAATGGTGAGTTTGAATATAGAGGTGAATTAAACTGGCATCAACTTGTTGGTAAAATGATACGTAATGGTTTTGAACAAGAACCAGACTTTGATAAATTCTGTAATTCTAATTCATATGACCCTTCTGTATTAAATGATGGTCCAAGTGAAGTTGAAATGAATATTGGTAATGGTATTGTTTTGAAAACTGATGAAGGGTTTGTTGATATGGGTAATGGTGTGATTGGTGTTTTACCAAGTGGTGGTACACAATCTACGGATAATACTGATTCAACTGAATCAAATACAGAAACAAATACAAATACAGAGTTCAAAGCTCTTAATTTGAGAACATATAAAGAACCAACCGAACTTTCCAGAGTGAACAATAGTTATTGATATGGATGGGTTAAAATTCCCAACATCTGTTATCAGAGATTTAAATATTGATAAAATATTAAACTAAATATTCTTCATTTCAAATTTTATCTTACCACAATCCCATATTCTATGAATGTGGGATTTTTTCATATATTCACTTTCTGTTATATTTGTGATTTTAAGATTTGATTTCTTAAAACTTTGTTTGTTTTTTCTAACACCGTCTATTATGTATTTATAATCTGGAATACTCTCTGATATATTATTAAATCCTAATTTATAGTACAACCCACCAACTGACCAATCTTTATTAGCATAACTTATAATTCTCTTAGGTTCTTTATTATTAATGAAGAATTTTAATAATTTTGACGAACCTCCTATAATATTAGTATTTAATATGTTACAAAACCTTGATAAATTCCACTCATCAATCATCATGTTATCTCTACCCTCTTTCTTATTAAATGTCATTAAACTAACCAATTCACCTTTATGGTATAATCCTATTTTTATTATTGATCTATCAACTCCTTGTACATGATTATCATTTAGAAACTTGGTTGATATTTTTTTATCATTGATAAAACTAACTTCGCATTTTCTTGCAAATATTTTATTCTCTGTTAATCCAATCCAATTTTTAATCTGACTCTCTATAATATCTCTTTTTAAATCCCACTCATCCTCCCAAATGTGTATAATTCTAATATCCCTTTCATTGAAGTACTTAGTTTTATTTAAGTGGTAATTTCTATCTTTATATTTATCTGAATGCCAGTACAAACCATTAAACTCAAATCCAATTTTCAATTCGGGTAGATAGATATCAATTTCCAAACCATCTCTATATGATTGTATGATTTCACCATCATAGATCGACTTTATAAACTCAAATAATAATTTCTCCTTAATAGACTGTGAATCACCAATTGGATTACAAACAGTACATAAAGGTATTTTAGATCTATTTCTATTATGGAAGTTAGAAGAATCTATATAAAATATGTGTTCAGATTCACAATTAAACATAGATACATTATCACCAATATACTTTAAATATCCATCAGCAGATGTAATTAAATTATCTCTTAATGTGTCAGATTGAGATGGTGTATTTGATCCATAACGAATATTATTTGTTTCTATTATTTTGTTTCTAATATCAGGTGATGATAGTGGTGATTTATACCCAGTTTTTTCTAAATTAGTATTCTCTATCCTTTTATATATTGATGTGACTTTTGATGGGTGATCAACACCATATTTCTCTTTAAATTTACTTCTTATATAATTATTATCTTTAAATATGTTATCAACACCATACCTCTCTAAATTTGTTTCCTTTATTTTTTCTAAAATCTCTGGTGATTGTGTTGAGTATTCAACGCCATATCTATTAATCATTGTTTTTTTGAATTTAGTATTATATTCATCAGTTTGTGAGTAATAATCAACACCATATCTTTCTTGGTTTCTTTTCTTAATTTTAATATGTGAGCACTTATCACAAGTGTATATCTTGTAACTTTCACAAGAATTGATATTCTTTATATATGATTGATATTTTATATTTCTTTCTATTCCACATATATCACAAGAGACATCGATTTTTTTATTAGAATTTTTTTGTAAAAATTCAATATCTACTTGTATAATATCTTTTAATTTTATATCTTTGTAATAATCTAAGAAGTGAGTTATATTACCTCTAGATATCTTTATATAAACTAATTTAGTAACTATCATATAATATATATTAAAAAACACACCTTAGTTAGGTGGTATTATAAATAAATATTATATTTGTAAAAACAAAATATTAAAAAACAAAATATGATTATAAAAAACATACATGAGAAGTTATTGAATGGTATTCAGACAATGTTAATTGATACGAAAGTCAATTTACCTTATTACGGTGAGTTTAACCTACACATTAACTTTGTTGAGCAAGATTCCATTGGTACTTGTGCTGTTAATGTTACCTCAAAAGGTATGAACTTCTTTTACTCTCCTAAATTTCTTGAGGATATGTCTCAAAAGGAAGTGAATTTCATTACCTTACATGAGGATTTCCACTTATTATTTAATCACCCACAACGTACTGTTAGTGGTCAATACGACCATAAAACATCTAACATTGTACAAGATATGATTATCAATCATGTTATTTGGGAAGATATTCCTCATAGTTTTGTTGAAATTCCTAAATCGAAAGATGGAAAGAATATGGCACTTTTTGTTCCTAAAGACTATCCTGGAAAACTTATCTTTGAAGAATTATATGAGTGGTTCAAGAACGAAAAAGATAAATGGGATAAAGAAAAGAAAGAACAGGATAAATGTAAATCTTGTGACGGAACTGGTAAAAAAGACGGTGAAGGAAAAGGAAAGTCTGAAAAAGGCGAAGGTAAGGGAGAAGGTAAAGAAAAAGGCGAAGGTCAAGGAGAAGGTCAAGGAGAAGGTGAAGGTCAAGGAGAAGGTCAAGGAGAAGGTGAAGGTCAAGGAGAAGGATGTGGATCTGGAGAAGGTCAAGGAGAAGGTGAAGGATGTCCTGATTGTCAGGGAACTGGTAACCAAGGTGGTAAAGACTCAAGTGGTAAACCATCATATGGACCTTATGGACAAAACCCATCTAAGGATGGAGAATCTTTAGATACTTGGTCTAAAGAACAAATCTTCCAAGATATGGAAAATGGAAATGGTGAGTATATGGATAAACATATCGCTGATGATGTTCCAGAGGAAATGAGAGAGGGTATGGTTAAGGACGTTATGGAGAGATTATCGTCACGTGGTTTATCTGCGGGTAGCGTTGAGCAAACACTTAACAAACTCCGTAAGAAGAGAAAAGATTACTTAAAAGATATTAAGAGAGCAGTCTCTAATATGATTTTCGGTACTAAGAAACAAAAAACGATTGTTAAACCAAACAGACGACAAATTAAGGGTCTTAAAGGTAATCGTAAAGTAAAGACTAAGATTAATTGTATCCTTGATACCTCTGGTTCAATGGGTGGTACATTTGAGAAAGTACTTTCTTATGTTTATAGAAATGATATTGAGATTAACTTAATTGAGGCTGATACCGAAGTTAAGTGGGTTGAGACTATCAAGAAGAAAAGAGGACTTGAAACACTTAAAATAAAAGGACTTGGTGGAACAATTCTAACCCCAGCAGTTGAGTTGGTTGCAGATCAATTTAACGAGTTCAATACGGTTATATTAACCGATGGTTACTGTGATAGTTTAGACTTATCTAAAATAAGAGGTAAAGTTTTGATTATATCAATTGGAGTTTTAGTTCCTATCTCAAGATCTAATGGTAAGGTAAAGCAAATTTTAGTAGAAAGAAACGATTAATAGTAAGGTAAATCAAATTTTATGTAAATAAACGATTAAAGAGGATTTTCATCCTCTTTTTTTATTGATAAATTCTTTAAATTCTTTATCATTCATTTCCTTTTTCAATCCATTTAAATGTTGTTTAGTTAAGCAGATATTATCAACAGATCCTATTATTTTATAATCTATTTCATTTTTAAACCCATATGCAACTGATATTCTATGATCAAAATGTGGATAACACCTATCATATGTTGGTAAATTGAAGTTATATCTGATATACTCACCATCATAATAATCATTACCATCCCAGTTTTCTAATATTATTTTTTTATTCCTTTGTAACATTCTATTTACTTTTAATCTATATTTTCTATACTCATTTACTTTATCATCAGGTATTTGTAATACCCTTGCTATTCTAGTTAATTTTCTCTTTAATTGACCATTTTTTGTTTTACACTCATATTCAACCCCATACTTATCTAGATTAGTTTTTATTGTTTTTTCTTTAAATTCATCTGTTTTGGTATAACTTGTTACCCCATATTTTTCAAAACAAGTTTTTTTAATTTTATCTTTTGTCTCCTCCATAAACATAGGATGTTCAACTCCATATTTCTCAACTAAAGTCTCTTTAATCTTATTCTTTACTTCTTCTGATTGAAATGGATTATCAACACCATATTTTACTTGACAAACATCTTTAATTTTTTGATTAGAACAGTCTTTAGATGAACAAGCATATTTATTAACAACTTTAGTATTTAAATTATATCTCTTATAAGGCACAGTTAGCAATTTATTACAGTAGTCACATGTAATTTGTATTTCATAATGTGATGATTTTGATAATATTGATATTGATATTTTAGCTATATCTCCTATTTTCAATTTTTTGTTTAAATTGTATTTCTTGATTAATTTATTGTGAGTTCTATTTGTTAATTCCATTTCGACATATTCGGATATTATCATATATTTTTTATTTTTATATATAAAATATATCGTACCCCCTAGACCACTTATTTAAAGTTAGAATTCAATCTTCTTTATATTACGTAGATCAATTTCATATTCGCTACCATCATACTCTATTGTAACTAAACCATCATCATCAACACTAACTGGTCTAAGTGGTTCTTCTTCATCTATACCTGGTAAATCTTTAATAGCTGTTGCGTAAACAATACCCTCACCCTTTATACAATTGATAATATCATCCAATGTTATCAATGATCCCTCTTCGTTATTTTGTTTAAAATCTTCAAATAATTTAATGTATCTCATGTTTCTATATATAAAAAATAATATATAATGTTAATGAAATACTTAAAGAGATTTTGATGCTTCTAGGGTAAGTCGGATGATGGTACATATTGGATGGGTGATATTAGTCTTAACTTAGGTTCTCATTTATAAAATCTATAAGTAGAACTAATGTTAATAGATTATTTAAAGATTAAACCTTATATTTGTAAATGATAATTAAAAAATACATAAAATTTTTAGAATCAACTAAAACAGAACAAGATATGTGGGAAATAATTCCAGATTCAGTTAAAGAATTACATAAACTTTTTCAAGCAAGTGGTAAGAAACTATACCTTGTTGGTGGATCAGTGCGTGATTTCTTAACAAATGATACACCAAAAGATTTTGATTTAGCAACAGATGCTCTTCCTGATGAAGTGTTAGAAATTGTTGAAGGTAAATATAGAACTAACTTACAAGGTAAGGCATTTGGTGTTGTTGTAATTTACACTAAAGAGATTCCGGAAGGAATGGAAGTTGCTACATTTAGAGAAGATATTAGTAAAGGTAGAAATCCTGAGGTTAAACTTGGTGTTACTATTGAGGATGATGTTAAGCGTAGAGATATAACTTATAACGCATTATTCTATGATTTAGATAAGAGAGAAATTATTGATTTAACTGGTGGTAGAAAGGATTTAGAATCTGGTATTACTAGAATGGTTGGTGATCCAATTGAGAGGTTTGAAGAAGATTCACTTAGAATTCTTAGAGCATTTAGATTTGCTTCTAGGTACGAACACCCATTGCATATTGATACAGAGAAAGCAATTAAGAAAAGAAAACAACTAGAAAATATTGATCCAGATACCGGTGAAATGAAAAGAATTTCACAAGAAAGAGTTTGGGAAGAAATGTTGAAAGCTTGGAAACAAGCAAAGGATTTCAACTACTACTTAAACTTCTTTACTAAGTATGATATGTGGGATGAAGTTTTCCCAGGTGCTAACATTAATACTAATTTAGTTGAGAGTAAAGATTTGACTGTTGTTTTGGCTAACTTATTTAAAAATGAATCACTAGATGGTTTAACAAATAGATTGATACAAGATTATAAAATACCAGATTCATCAGAAGGAACTGGGTATATTGGTAAATTATCAACCAAGATTGTATTCTTAATATCACTTTTATCATTTAAACCAGATTTGGTATTGGATACTTATAAAAAGAGACAACAATGTGCTATTATAGATTCCACTCTATTAGAATGGTTAGATGTTAATGGTGTAGAAGATGAGGATACTATTAAGTTCGTTGATTACAAACCATCTATTTCATCTAAGGAGTTAATGGATAAAGGGTTTAAAGGTGCTGAATTAGGTAAAGAGATTAAAAGGTTAGAGATAGAAAAATTTAAGTCATAATATGAGAAAATTCACGGAATCATTAAGTAATATAAACAAAGTAGATGGTAATACTATTTCCTTATTTTCAATATTATATTTTTTAGACTTCTCATTTAATTTTTCCTTATTTTCCAATCTATATAATAGAGAATATTCATCAATATAATTTTTTAATTTTTCTTTATTTTCCAATCTATACTTTTTATTATATTCTGACTTACATAATTTACAAACTGATCCTCTAGTTGGGAATGAGTTATTATCTTTATATACATCACACCTATTACACCTTTTCATTATCATTTTCTTTTTTATCAATATAGATATATCTACCTGATGGTAAAATATACACTTTTATCCAACCCCTTTTTACCCAATTACTAAGAGTATTTCTTGTGATGTTGTATTTTTCCATTACTTCTTTTGCTTTCATAAATATATATATAATATTAAAATAATCATTTTTGTATATTTTTGTATATTTATTTAAATAATTATGTATATTTACTTGATATATAAGACTATGATATATTATACTACTTACACCCGGGATTCAATAGGTAATAACTACCTGGCAGTCAAATTCGATAAAGGAACAATAGAACCATACTTAAACCAATTAAAGGAAATTATTGGCGAGAAAGATTTCGAAGACTTTACTAACAATCAACAAAAAAGAGATGGTGGTTCATACCACATGACCGTTATTAACGTAATGGATTATAATAAGCTTGCTAAAGAAGCGGGTATGGATAAATTTGTATCATCACTTGATGCTATTTTCAAATTTGAGATTGATGATTTGAGATTGATGGGTGTTGGTACGGCTGAAAGAAATTACAATAGGGCTTATTTTATTGTTGCTCAAAGTGATAAACTTGATGCAATTAGAAATAGATATGGTTTAAAAGAACATGACTTCCACATAACATTAGGATTTAATCATAAAGATGTCTTTGGTGTTAGAAAAAACGAAGTAGTAAAAAAAGAGGGTAAATTTCTGAAACTTTTGAAGCAGGAGTTTTATAAGAGTGATAATTGGAATTTTGTAAGAAGAATAGAAAATTTCCAACTAGATCCAAAATCAGAGATTATTCCTGTGTCAATAAGTGATTCATACTTGAAAGTAAAGTGTGATGGTCACTACATAGATGTAACCTATATGGATGATGGTGAGAAATTTTGGATAGTTACTAAATATCCAATTGAAGAGGAACTGCCTCGACTGTCAGAGACAGAAATAGCTAAAAAATTGAAAAATAAATAAGATGGAATTACTTTATAGTTTAGATGAATGTATAGATAGAGAAAGAGTAATAGGTAGATTAGAATTACTTAAACTTGCTGGGAAACTATATTATGATATAGATGAGGATATATTAGAAATAGAAGATTTGGATTTATCTGATGATGAATTAGATAAATTATTAAAGCTTTTAGATGCTAATGACGTTATAGTATATAACGAGAGAGAAGATGATATTGATAAGGATGATTATCTTAATGATGATTATTAAAATGACATAACAGGAGAAGTGGGTTTTTATATATAGAGTATGAAAACTCCTGTGACTGATTGTAAAATAACAATAGAGATGTATCAAGGAATGATTGATTTACTAACAGAACACCAAGATGTTGATATTATGAAATACCAAACAGAAAGAATTAAAGTTATTAGATGATAAAAAATTACAAACTATTCTTAGAATCAAATAGTAGATATAGCATCTTTGACTTTTATAATGATTTACATTATCAAAACATGAAAAATAATAAGATTAGTGAATCTGATATCAAGAAATGGGTAAACCATTTTATTGGTGATAATTGGTATGATATTATAAAATCACATCTATCCAAAGCCTGGGATTCAATGAAAAAAGTTGACATTGATAATGTTAATGATAGACTTTATGATATATGGGATGAAATACCAAGTAGTAAAGATAAATTTGTCACAACTGCTATAACTTATGGAGATTATTATAAAAAAGATGAGCCGGTAAAAAGAAGGTATAGTGGTACAATGCCAGTTTCTAACTTAGATGATGATAGATTTTATTGGATAATGAGGGAAATAATAAGATCAATTTTATCACCAACATTTAAAATTGGTGGATGGAAAGACGAATCTTATATAAGACAAGATGAAGCAGAAGAATATGTAACTGATAAAAAATATCAATGTGTTAATTTTAACATAATGGATTATTCTATATCTAGTGATGTTGAATTTTTGAAAAAGAAGAAATATGAATTAGAGAAATTAAGTAATTACAGTCCCGAAAATATATTAAATATGTATATCCCATCTATCTATATTGATATTGGTAGACATAGAGATTCATATAAAACTGGTGTAATGAACCTAAAGAAACTAGAGTCTAGTTTAGATGACGTATTACCAACAATATTACCAACAATTGAATATAGTGATGTTATTTTTGATATGAGTAGAGAGGATAGGCAATTTGATGATGATACAGATATACAAGATTACACATTAAAAATATTATTGAAATTTTGAAACACATAAGTATAAAAGAAGATGATAAAATAATGAAAATTGGAATAGGATTATGAGATATTTGAAGAAATATAAAATGTTCGAATCATTGAATATTATCAGTAAAAGTGAATTCCCAAAAAAGGAAGATATAGTGGATTATTTCTATGATTTCTCTGATACTGTTGGTGATTATATCAATGTTGAAATACAACAATCAGGTTATGTGTTTTTCCCAGCAAGTGATATAAATAAAGCTGTTGAATAAGAGTTGATAAATCATATAGATGAAAGTGATTGGTTAAACAAAGAAGCTATCTCATTGGCTAAATCAAAATGGTCAGAATTTTTCAAACCAGTTACTAAGTTAAAACATTGGGATATTCCAGAATTTATATCTATTGATGGTGATGATAATTTAAAAAATATCAATACTAAACTTTATGATAAAGTATTTAGAAACAGAAGACTTTGTTGATGAAGATAATGGTGATATTGTAACTTTATATATGGCTGAATTGAAACTTTGTAAGTGTGATGATATAGAATACAAGAGTTTAATAAATCAACTTAGGAAGGGGTATGAAATCAGGAGAAATAAAGTCTTCAAGTTTCTATGGAACCAGTACAAACAATAAGAATTCAGTACTTCTGAAAAAATTCTTATAAGATACGAAAATAATTTAAAATAACCTATTTTTTTACTAAACTTTATCAACATCAATTGATATAACATTTATCGGACTAACAAAGGTTCGAATAACATAATAATTAAAAATAAAAAGCAATTATGGCAGAATTAGATGATTTGTTTAACGGTGGGTTAGACAGCAAAATGGACTTCTTAAATGAGGTAAAAACAACAAACGATGACGGTATTTATCGTGTTGATCTTTCAAAAGCGAAAGATAAAAAGAAAGGATGGAGATCCGTAGTAAGATTCCTTCCTAACTTAACACAAGATGGTAAAGTAGGTCAATCAGCGATTGAGAAAATCGCACACTATGTAAGAATTCAAAATCCAAGAGAATTGGGTGGTTGGTTCGACTCACCAAAAAACTTTGGAGAAAAGTGTCCTTTAACAGATTTGTATTACACAATGCAAAACTCAAAGAACGCAATTTTGATGGAAAAATCAAGAATGTTAAACTATTCTAAGAAGTATTATTCTTATGTTCTTGTTCTTGAAGATGAACAACAACCAGAATTAGTTGGTAAGATAATGATTTGGCAGTATGGTAAAACTATCAAGGATAAAATTTCAGCAGAACGAAATGGAGAAATCTCTGGAGTTCAATGTAATGTTTTTGATTTATCAGAAGGGAAAGATTTTGTTCTTGTAGTAAAAGAAATCCAAACTGGTGATGAAACTTATCCTGATTACAAGATGAGTATGTTCAGACCAGAAACTACATCATTACCTATCTACTTCAAAGAGCGGGGTGAATTCAAAAACGCTCCACTTACAGAAGAAGGTAAAATTGACCCTAAGGTTCAAGGTAAGATTAAAGATTTCTTAATGGATAGAGATCATAACCTTGAAGATTTTGCTCCTAAACCTTTAACAGATGAGCAACACGCTAAGATTACAGAAATTTCTAATTTCTTAACTGGTAAATCTTCTGGTAGTTTTGAAAGTAAAGAATCTTCACCATCATCAGATGATTTCTCTATGGAGAGTGATTCAAAAGTATCTGAAACATCATCTGTTTCGGAAGATGAAGATGATTTCTTCTCAGACCTTTAATCAATAGTGATTTAATAAGAAATCCCATATTATTCTTAATATGGGATTTTTTTATTAAACTATTTTTCGTTTTTTAATATAAAAGGAAGGATAAAATATAATAAATAAATTATGAGTTTAGCAAATAAAACTTTCCGAAATAATTCAACAGGTGAAGAAGTCAAAGTTATTGATTCATTCGAGAATATTGCTATTTTGGAAAATAAACAAAAAATAGATGTTACATTACTTATGGATTCTAGTAAATACACAGAACAAATAGACCCGGCTTCATTTTTTAATAACCAAGGTTCTTATAATTCACTTGCTGATAAGATAAAAAATATTTCAACTAACGAAATGGTAGATGAGGATGGAGTAGTATCTATGAAGGTAGATGATAATGGTATAAGACCATCTACTGATGAGAGTGCTGTTATTATGACAACAGAAGAGGATGAAAGAGCAGAATTATTGAAGAAATATGGGTTTCCTGAGGAAACAGACCAAGTATCTAAGCAAAATCAAGCTTTCGCCAAAATATTAGGTGATGATGAAGAATTACCAAAAGCACCAGTTAAATCAAAATCGGTTATTGAAGTTGATAACGTACAAAGAGTTGAGGTTAATAGGGAAATAGTTCAACCACCAGTTCAAAGGATTGCGGTTGAAGATCCAATAATAACAATGTTCAAAGGTGTTAAACGAAATGTTAAATTTGATATAAACATTGAGATTTCTGATAAAATACCAAGATTAGATTTTATCGAAATGATGGAAGATTCATACGAAACAAGTTTAATTGAATTTCTAGCAGAAGAATTCACAAATAAGATTTTACAAAATCCAGAAATAATTAAGGATACAATAACAGATAAAATTAAACAATTAGTTTATGGAGCCCCTAATGTCAAACCAGTTCTTGAAACTCTTAAAAAGAAAGAGAGAAATAACGAAGAGAAAATTAATGTTGATGAAAATCCACAATCTGTGGGTAAATTAACTGCATCACAAAGAGTTGATGCTATTTCTAAATTAGAATCAATTAAATTGGTTGAAAAGGCACTTAAAGGTGAAAAAGCTAAAAGTGTAAAGGAAGCAGGTTCTAAAAGAATCAAAGAACTTGAAAAAATAAATTAATATAATGATTGATGAGAATTTTTTACAAAGTGCAGTTCGAATAAGAAGAACTTATTTAAAAATGTCAAATAGTATGGATTTCTATAAGAAGTCTGCACAAGGAGTGGTAGAAAGACTTGATGAAACAATAAAGAAAGTCGAAGCTATACAAAAAGAGGCTGAGGATAGTAAAAGGGATAAAAATTCTAATTTTAGCGCCGAGGGATCAATGAATAAAATGCTTAAAGTACTTGAAGAAGTTGATAATGAGGGGAAGAGGTTAGAAGGTCTAGTTGATCCACTGAATAAAGAAATAGAAAAACTAGCATTAGAAGAACAAGAACTCTATCGATTGATAAAAGAAAAACATTATAACTTAACAGATGATGAAATCATCGAGTCTGTTAAACAAAGACTATTAAAAGAAAACCTTTCCTAACAGAAGGGTTTTTTGTTTATGGGATGTTTTGTTTTTAATATATAAATCAAAATCTTTTATTACTAAATGTCAAAGATATCTAAGTTTTTAAAGCTCGATAAAAATATTCTTTTAGAGTATGTATATAATGATGGTAACTTAATAAGTGAACCATATAATATACTTGTTAACTCAAAGGATAAAACACAAGCATATATGGCCGCTGATACAAGTGGTACTTCTAATACAGAAGGAAATCAATTATTCAGAATTGATGCTGTATCAGGTAGATATGGTAAAGTGAATCCAGACTACTACACGTTTTTACAAACGAAAAATTATTCTGATGCACCTCCAATAAGACATGACACTCTTAAATTTCACTTACCAATAAATTGGACATTTGGTGAATATTTGGGATTCTATGTTAAAGTTTATGCTTATGATTCGTTAAATCAAAAAACTTACGATCTATCTAACTTTTACTTTGATATGACTGATGTTAGTCAACAATATTTGATGAACTTTACATCACCACCATTGTTGTTTCAAGAGAAGTTATGGGGTAAGAATATAACAATTGAAATACCAGCTCTTAGTGAACTTGCTGCTCAATTAGAAGATAGTAGACCAAAGGAGAATAGTATAAACGCTAATTTGACAAATGGATCTGGTTTAAGTTCAACAACTCCAATATTTATAGATTTTCATTTTGTTAATAATATACAAACTATAAATGCTGTAACAACTTATTTAACAGAACCAAAGATAACAGCTACGGTAACACAATCACCTGAATTTGAAAAATTAGGATTAGTTATTGAAAATTCAATAAATGGTGATTTCTTTGAGATATATGGTACCTACAATGATACCATAGGTGGTTTTAAGAAGTTTATAGATGATTCCTTAGTACAAGGACATAGATATTACGCACAGTACAATATAACGATGTATGAGCAAAATATAAGAGGTAAAACTACAACGGTCACAGTTACAGATTCTTTTAATGAAACAATAGATTATAGACCTATAATTAAATACTCAACAACAACTGCAATTATTGATGTTGAGTTGAGATTGATTGACTCCGTTGATGATTCTTCTATTATAAGAAGAGCTAGTTATGGTATGTTACAAGATGAAGTTTCTAAATATTCATTGAAGTTGATGAAGATTAACTTAAAAAATGCAAATAAACCAAAAATTTATAACATAAAGAATGCAATTAACCCATCACTAGTTGGTGTCGCTAATTCAATGGGTGTTATAACAGTTGATAATAAGATTAATACACCACAAACACCTCCTCCTGCTACGGCTGGTGGTTTATTGAGTGGGTTTGGTAGTGATGGTACTAATGGTAATTCAAATGGAAACGGAAGTAATGTTATTGTTGAGACAGTCAATATACCATTCCCAGTACTTATAGATAGATTTAATATCATTGGTAAATCAGAAAATGCAACTTTTGATAGTAAGAATTTCTTTGGATTAGGTAAAATTCAAATATTACTTTATCCTTATGATAATATTGTTAAATTCTCAATAGCTACTGGTACAAATGAAAAACCAGAGTATTTTAACCTAAGTGGGTTTAGTGAGATTAAATTAGCGATAAGAAATGATAAAAACCAAATATCTTTCCCTCTTTATATAGAGAGTGGTGATATTAATTTAGAAATTGGACAAATATCTTTCAAAGTTACTCAAAATAAATTTGCTGAAATAAAAAGGATATATACATCAGGTATTAATGTATTTTACATAATCGGAACTAACCAATCAACAACATCAGTTATTTACACAGGGTTGTTTAAGATATATGATGATAAGAGTAATGTTAATGAACTTAATAACCAAGCGGATAAAGAAAATTCGAAACCTTCTATTATACCAGATCCAAGTTCTACAAAAGAAACAGCGATAGTTACTAGAAAACCTATCAGTGAGCAATCACCAAGGATTAAGCCTAATCAAATAAAAGATTTACAAGCTAAGTTGGGGAATATAAAAAAAGGAAGATAAATGAGATTAAGTATCAAAAGGTGACAGCTTATATTTGATATATATTATATGAGAAAATTAACACGAGGTGAATTTATATCAAAATGATCAGAATACGATATGATGAGATTAATATAATTAAAGAAATATTGAAAAAACAACCACTTTGTGTAGTATAAAAAATATTAAAATGCCTTATCCGTTTATCCAGTCAGTCCAGCCAGTTCATATTCAATTTGCCATCAGATATTTTACCTGCTGAAATAATTGAAACTTATAGTCCTATTCTAGAAAAGAATTGGATACAATATGAAAATGTTATTGATTATATAAATTCAACTATGAAAAGTGTTAACTTTCCTGGTATATCATTTGATATGCCTAGACAGATTGTAATGAGAGGTAAGGAAAGACATTTTAAACCTTCTAAAAACATACAAGATATAGTAACAACACATGAACTACAAGTAACATTTAGATCGGTTGATTCTGATTTGAATTATTGGTTAATGTTTGATATTATCAGTAAGCATTATTTAGATACTGAAAATTCTTGGGTGAACCCATTCACCATAACAGCTCTTGATATACATCGCGATGCTATATATGTTATAAAATTCTATGAGATTATATTGAAGTCATTATCCGATAATGACTTCAATTACTCACAACAAAAAGTTAGTGCTAAAGAGTTCACAATGACCTTTAACTATAACTTTTATGATATTGAATTCTTACTTAATAAAAGTAAAATACTCGAACTTGGTACATTACCAACTATTATACAAAAGATATAATTAATTATATCTTTTGTATAATATAACATATAATAAAATATGCTTATAGTAGAAAATATCGTTATTAAAACAAGATATAATATGAATTTATTATATTATAAAGATTTGGGGTATGACACAAGTTGTGATGTTATGTCAGTTGATGTAAATCATTT